CCAAACTTTAAAGGTAACAAGATATTTTCTTACTCTACAGGAGAAGGATCTGTTGATATAGAACTAGGATTTCCTTTAAATTACAGATCTATTGAAAATGTTGGAGATATTACATTTACATTTAACTTATTAAATGACACATATCAGTATCAAGATGATAGTTTTGTTTTTGACATTAATAGTGATATCTGTTTTGTTAAGCAATATAACGAAAGAGAAGAATTTATTTACAAAAATGGTTGGACCAAGGCCTTAGAGAAAAGTACTCAGCGAGTAATATACCAAACTGTAGTAGATAGTACAGTAAACGATTTTGAAGTTATCGTTTATGATAAACCTTTGACTATAAATGATGTGGAAATTAATATTTCGGTCAACGGTAGTGTTAATCTTGATTGGCAATTGATAGAACAGAACAATACAGTATATATTAGATTTGATAAAAGTTTAAATGAAGGCGACAATCTTGTAATAAAAAGTAAATCTCAAAAGCCAAAGAATAAAAATGGTTATTATGCTATTCCTAATAGTTTAGAAAAAAATCCTTTGAATAATAACATAAATCAATTTACTCTAGGCGAAGTAAATGATCATGTTACAAGTATTATTGAAGAACTGGAAAATTTTGAAGGAACAAATCCAGGAATAAACAATTTACGAGATTTAGGAAATATTTCTAAATACGGTCAAAAATTTGTACAGCATACTGACTTGTCTCCTCTTTCTATGTACTTGTTAACTAATAAACAATTCAACATAATCGATGCTATAGATTTTGCAGGGCAAGAGTACGAAAAATTTAAACGTCAATTTATTCAATTTTCAGAAACTTTAGGATTTGATGGTGAGCCTCGACAGCATGTAGACACTATACTTAATGAAATGTTTAAAACAAAACGTAAGTCAGATCCTTTCTATTTTTCGGATATGGTTCCGTTTGGTGGTGCTAAAGAAATTCAGCATATAGTTTATAATCCAAATGAAAAATTCTATGCAATGAGTGAAATATATTCTAATGACAGTTTAACACAAAAAGCAGTATTAGTATATTTAAACAATACTCAATTATTATATTCTAAGGAATATGTATTTAATGATCAAGGATTTGTAGAAGTATTAGTTGAATTAAACAATGACGACATTATTACTATTTACGAATACGAAAATACAGACGGAAATTATATTCCTCCTACACCATCTAAATTAGGTATATTTCCTAAGTTTATTCCTGAATTATATATAGATAATAGCTATCTAGATCCGCAAACAGTAATCAAAGGACATGACGGAAGTAAACTAGTTGCATACGGTGATTATAGAGATGCACTAATATTAGAACTTGAAAAAAGAATATACAATAATATTAAACAGGATTATAATAAAGACATTTTTGATATCTTTGATTACTTACCAAGTGAGTACAGGAAAACTGACTACACATTAGCAGATATAGACAGTCCTTTAATTAGCGACTTTATTTCATGGTTAACACTTGTAGCAAGTAACGATTATTTGTTAAGTACAGATTATACTACTTCTAAATATTACGAAAAGGGTAGATCGTTTACATACAATTATGGCTTTATGAGTTCACCAACAGGAAAACCATTACCTGGTTGGTGGAGAAGAGTTTACGAGTTTGCTTTTGATACGCCTACACCCCACTTAACACCTTGGGAAATGCTAGGATACAAAATACAACCAAAATGGTGGACACAAGTTTACGGTCCTGCACCATACACTAAAGAAAATTTAATACTTTGGGAAGATTTACAAAACGGTATTCACCGTATTCCGGGTCAAGTTCCTACAGTAGATATAAAGTTTAAACGTCCAAATCTACTTAATAATATTCCTGTAGATTCAGTAGGTCAACTTTTGAGCCCATTAGATAGTAGTTTTGCAAAAGAATATGTTGAATCATTAGCTAGAAATCCTTTCAAATTTGGTGATGCAGCTCCGGCTGAAAATGCATGGCGCAACAGCAGTGCCTATAATTTTGCTTTCTTAAAAACAATTATTATTAATAATCCTATGGGGACTATTGCTAAACTATTTGATGTAAGTCGTATGCAGAGAGACAATGCAGGTAATTTAATTTACACACCTACGCAAAAAAGAATTAAATTAAAAGACATTGTTTTCCCTAACACAGCAAACGACGATGATAGAGTTACAACTAGCGGTTTAATAAACTATATTACAAACTATGTAATAAGTTCTCAAGATAAGGTTTACGATAAGCTAAAATTAAATATCAGAAGTTTAAACATAAACATTGGTTCTAAACTAGCTGGATTTAGTAATAAAGCAAAATTTAAGTTAATTCTAGACAGTCGTACTCCTTATAATCAGGGAAATGTTTTCATACCAGATGAAAATTATAATTTATTTGTAAACACAAGTAAACCTATAGATTTAATTTCATATAGCGGTATATTAATTGAAAAACAACCAGAAGGATTTATAATTTCAGGTTATGATAACGATAATCCTGTGTTTGTATCAAATCAGTATATACAACAAAACAGTGATAGATTAATTAATGTTGGTGGCATTACAGAACCATACAGAGATTTTGTTGTATCTGAAAGATATACTGAAGGTGACGTAGTTAGGAATCAAGGCAAGTTCTACATAGCTAAATCTACCTTTACAGCAAATAGTTTTGATAAAGAAAAATGGCAAATTCTTCCATCGTTACCTACTAAAGGTGGCGTAGAAGCTATTGCCAGATCTAAATTTGATTCTAATATACAAAACATAGTGCCTTATGGAACACTATTTGAAAACATACAAGATGTGGTGGACTTTATATTAGGATATTCGGACTATTTAAAGAATCAGGGATTTGTATTTGACTACTTTAATAAAGATAAGAATTTAATTGAAAACTGGATTTCTAGTGTAAAGGAATTCATGTTCTGGACCACAGAGAATTGGGCTGCAGGATCAGTAATTACAATTAGTCCCAGTGCAAACCAATTAAAGTTAAAAACTGAATATTCGGTTGTTGATGACATTTTTGATATTTACAGCGGAAATACAATTTACAGTCAAGATGGTAGACAAATTAAACAGTCTAATTTATCAATTGATAGAAGCGAAGCTAATACCTTTGTTATAAAAAGTAGAGATGATAATATAGGAATTTATCATATAAATTTACCTATTGTTCAAACAGAACATGTTTTGGTATTAGACAATCAAACAGTATTTAGAGATGTTATCTATGATCAAGAACCAGGATATAGACAAGAAAGAATTAGAGTATTAGGATACAAGTCTGACGATTGGTCCGGCAGTTTAAATATTCCAGGGTTTATTTACGATCCGGCACAAACAGTAGAATGGGAGCAGTATACTGATTATAATATAGGTTCTCTTATACAATATAAAGAATTCTACTATGTTGCAAAAACTGAAGTTACAGGTAAAGAACTATTTGATCAAAGTGATTGGCAGCGGCTTACCGAAAAACCAGAGCCAACTTTATACACTAATTTTGATTATAGAATTAATCAGTTTGCAGATTTCTATGACTTAGATAGTGATAACTTTGACGCTGCACAACAAAAATTAGCACAGCATTTGATAGGATATCAAAAGCGTCAGTATTTACAAAATATCGTAAATGATGATGTAAGCCAATTTAAATTCTATCAGGGTATGATTCAAGAAAAGGGCAGTGCAAATAGTTTAACGAAACTATTTGATGCACTTGCTAGTGCAAATAAAGATAGTTTAGAATTCTTTGAAGAATGGGCAATACGCACAGGACAATACGGAGCAAGTCGAGGATTTGAAGAAGTTGAATTTGTGTTAAACGAAAAAGATATAAGACTAAGTCCTCAGCCAGTTGAACTTGTTAACACAAGACAAGTTGGTACAACAGACTTAGTTATTAGACAACTTCCGGCCGATGTATATCTAAAACCAGAAGAATATAATCATACACCGTTCCCTACAGATACGTACAAAAATATTACAGAATATGTACCAACAGCCGGATATGTTAGACCCCAAGACGTAACATTTAGTGTGTTAGATAAAGATGAAATTGTAGGTTTAGATATTACACAAATAGAATCTAATGAATATCTTTGGATTGGTATCGGTGATCCAACTTGGAGTGTAGAAAAACATGTACAAGCAGGAATACAAATTATAGCAATTGAGTCTAGTATAGTAGAAGGCGGAACAGTTGATTTAATACTTGATGCACCTATTTCTAATGTGGTGTTTAAAAATGATATTATTGGTATTAATGATATAGACGAAAATACTAATGGCTTCTACAAAGTCACAGATGCAGTGTTGAATAGGATAACAATTAATGACCCTGCTATTGGTACGTTACAACAAGCAAACGGATATTTGTCTTTATTTAGAAATAATAGACTGCCAGATTTGAATCATGCAAATTTACAAGCGGAAAAAAATATTGACGATGGCGAAATATTATGGGTTGACGACGATAATCAAGAAAATTGGACAGTCATACAAAATAATCAGCAGTACAACTTATTGCAGAGATTACAAAATCCTAATTTGTTAGATGATAGTTCTCAACCGTTTGATGAGTTTGGTGCAAGTATAGCAGTAAATTCTGATAACACTGTAATGGTGGTAGGAAGTCCTAAACTAGAAAATGGTGTAGTTCAAGTCTTTACTAGAGCAACAAACCAAAACAATATGGTATTCAAACAAACACTAGGACCGCCAGGATCAGTGAAAGGTTTAGGCTATGACGGATCTACTTTAATTAACACAGATGAAAAATTTGGAACTGTTGTTGAAATGAGCCCAGACGGAATTTATATGGCTGTAGGAAGTCCGTATGCAACAAATATATCTAGTGAATATAGAGGAAATTTTGATGACAGCGTACCTTACTCTGCAAATGAAATTGTAAAGTTTCAAGAAAGTTATTGGAAAGCAAGATTTGATATCCAAGCAGGCGCAACAGGCGGCGCCCCTTATCTGACTAACACTTCATTCGCACAGTTTGCAGAAGAAGTTGATAGTACCCAAATTAATTTGCTTAATTTAGGCAATTACAGAATGGGAGATACTATAGTAGACCATATGCTTGTAAGAGCACCTACACAAATGTTTAATGCAAGTAGTATTGGTGATACTGTTGTATTAAAATGGAATGAATACACTGGAGCAAATACAGGATCATATACGTTACAAAGTAGGGTTCCGTTCAACGGGCTGTTTAACGAAATAAGCACTTCATTCTTGACAGGTAGTCATACTATACTTAGAAAAGTAGATCATGTATTCTATGTAGACAGTGCAATTAATATTCCTATTATAGGCGAAACTGTAAGCACAACAGATGCAAGTAGTAAAGTTGTGTATGTAGCAACAGACAATGCTAGATGTATAATTTATACTGAAGGAACAAACGGTCAGTTTGCATCAAGCGGTGAATTACTAGTAAACGGTACAACAGTTGTAGGAGATTATTTAGAAGATTTCCAAAATGTAAGCGATAAATTTAGTGGTTACTGGATGATAGGAACTGCTCAGTATAACAATTCTCCAGGCGATTCATCAGACATTTACTATGATGCCGGAAACGGACTAGTGTATCAAGATCTTATACCAGCAAGTGAAAATAGAGCACCTTATGAATATTATAATGTAGCAGATAATATTGTTGATATAGGACCTGTAGGAAATATTCTTGATGACGACAAAGATAGAATTAGTAATTTTGGTAATCTAAGTTACCAATCGGCGTTACCCCATACAAGTGTGCCACTTGGAATATTTGAAAGTAATTTATGGTTCTTTAAAGCACCAACAGGATTTACTGACAAATATAATGTAGGTGCAGATTTCTATTTCTATGCCTTACCGGAGTCATTATATAATAATAATGATCCAGAAAGTGTACCTCCTTATGCAACAAATATAACAGATGATATATCATATCTAAATAAGCGGCATGAAATATACGATATATGGGATGGTTATATAGAAATTGAAGTAAGCGGAAATCAAAACCCTAGACCAAATGGAACACCGTATCATTTAATAGATAGACTTAACTTAGACGGACAAAATAATCCTATATACGACTTTGCACTGCCGGGTAGTAATTTAGATCCTGTGCAATTTTGGATCAGGGGAAGTCAAGGCGGTGTGGGTAGAGTAGTTTGGTATCAAAGTGATGGTAATAGGGCTAGAATCTATCTAAAAGATATTAGAGGTGATTGGACAGCAGGTAATATTGGATCACAAGCAACTATCGAAAGATTTAGACCAGGCTTAGATGTAACTAGGCCGGAGCACAACTTCTTTCCTTCTAAAGTTGATTTAAGTAGTTCAGGCGGTGCTAGAATTGCTGGAGACATTGGACCAGGTGGCGGAGTAAGTGATTACGATAGCGAACCTACAGGAGGACTAAACTTTGACCCTGTGGCCTTAGTAGACGGAGATGATAATGCTGAGACTAGAGTTTATGGTAGCATTACAAAGGTAGCAGTCGGAAATAGGAATAACGATGTAGGTAAAATTGTTGTTTCTCGAAGAACAGACGAAGATTTAAGCACAATTAGTACATGGCCAGTAGTAAAGCCAGCTACCGGTTTAGATGTTACAGTTCAAGAACTAAAAGACATTGAGTATTGGGTGTACATTGCACAAGATAGGATAGGAGCAATCAAAGTACCTCAGTATCCTACTAGTTCAAATTTGTCATGGGAACAAGTTTACAATCTAAAGGCAAACCAAACAGGACAATTAAGCGGACTAACTAACCAAGGTATAGTACACATTTATAGGAGAAATAGATCCGGCACTTATAGTCATTTGTATAGTTTCATTTCTGAGAAATTAGAAAATAACATTTATTTCGGATCAAAAATTAAAATCATTCAATATGATGATACCTATTACATGTTTGTTAGCGCCAAAGGTACAGGTAATGCAGGAATATCACAGTCTGGAACAGGCTTTATACAGATGTATAAGTTTGGTACATATACATCTCAAGGACAAGAAATAAGTGAATTTATTGTTGACCAAGATCCGTTATTTAGAGGTGTTTGGAGTTCAATAACAAACTATAATGATAATGAAATTGTACTGTTTAGAGAAGAATCAGGTACTTATATTGAACAAGGATATGTTGAAGACGGTTATATTTCTTCTATTGTGAATGAAGGTGGATATGTAAACAGAGGATACGTTGCAGAAGGTTACAGTGTTTATGTAGAAGATTTCTTCAACCAACTATACGAAGCAAGAACTAATCTTGCACCGGCACCTGTGTTTAATCCTGATGATTGGGCTGTAATTACAGGCATAAAAGAATACAATTCAATTTTGCCAAACAGAATAGGACAATATATAAATGATAAAGTTTTCTATGACGAATTAAATTATCTTGTTGAATATGCAAGAGATTTTGATGTTAATGAAAACGGTCATGTGCTAGTGGTTAGTAGTGTATTAAGTGGTACTAATAATTCACCTAAGTCGGCCGTACTGGTATACAGATTAAACAGAGGTCACTACGAATTATCCCAAACAATTTTTGCTCCTAACAGTAATTTAGTTGATTTTGGTAGTAACGTAAGTATTAATAAAGACGGAAAAATACTAACAATTAGTGAGCCATTTAATGACGAAGATGCACTAGACCAAGGTAAAGTTTATGTTTATACACAACAGCACGTTAACGGACAAGCTCAATTTGTTCAAAGCCAAGTGCTCAAAGGCGCTGTAAATGAAGCTGCTGAAATGTTTGGATATAGAACACAATTTAGTGAAAATCAATTAGCAGTTACAAGTAGACTCGGCAATATTAAACAAGTCACAACGTTTGACAGCAAGCAAACAACATTTGATAATTTGTTTACAACTTTCCAAAACACTTCGTTTAACACTGGTGCTGTAAGTCTTTATGAAAATATTAATGATACGCTAGTATACGCAGGACAATTTAACTATGATAGTGATGAAGAAACATTATCAAAAATATTGTTCTTTGGCGAGAATATGAAGTTATCAGATAACCATCTGTATGTAGGACTTCCGACTATAACTACCGATGCTTATGAAGGATTAGTAATAGACTTTTCTAAACCAAAAGATAGTAACACATGGTCTATACTAAGACAACCTGTAGATAGAGTTAACCTAGAAAAAATTAAAGGAGCATATCTATATGATACAAAGTCTAATCAACTACTTGCAAATCTTGACTACATTGATCCTGTACAAGGAAAAGTTGCAGGAATAGCAGAACAAGAGTTATCATATAAAACTTACTACGATCCTGCTCTTTACAATATAAGCAATAATACTGATGTAGTAATAGACACATCTGATATATGGGATGAAAGATATGTAGGGCAATTATGGTGGGATTTAAGCACAGTAAGATTTATTTCTACGTATCAAGGCGATATTACTTTCCAAACTAATAACTTCAATAGCCTATTCCCAGGAACTGATATTGACATTTATGAATGGATAGAATCAGAATATATTCCTAGTGTAAGAGACGAATTAGCACTTACTATAGAAGGAGAAATTGAAGGGATAACAGGACAATCTAAATATGGAGATAGTTCTTATGTTCAGGCGCAAAAGTTTGATAAAAGATCTAGAACTTTTGTTAATAGATATTATTATTGGGTCAAAGCACCCACTACAGTACCTAATGTAGAATTTAGATCTCTCAGTGCATTCAATGTACAAAATTTGATAAAAGATCCAGTTGGACAAGGTTATAAATTTGTTGCTCTCCTTGCAAATAACAGATTTGCATTAGCAAACTGTCAGGATTTAATTACTACTGACACATGTTCTGTCAACATACAATATTATACTATAGAAAACAAAAATCAAAATATACACAATCAATATCAGTTAATTACAGATGGTTTATCATCTAGCACACCTAATAATACGTTGTTTGCAAAATGGACTGATAGTTTAGTAGGCTATGATAAATTCTTTAGACCAGTTCCTGATCCTGATATTAGTCCTAAGATTAGATACGGAATAGAAAACAAGCCACGTCAAAGTATGTTTGTTAACAGGTTCGAAGCGTTAAAACAAGTTGTTGAAAGAAGCAATGAAGTTTTTGCTAACAATATTATGGTTGATGATTTTGATTTATCACCATTGTTTGATAGAGATGCAGAGCCAGCACCTTCAGAAAGAAGATATGATGCTATTGTTGATACTGACGTTGAATTAGACTTTGTAGGCGTAGCAAATGTTAAACAAGCAATATTAACACCAGTTATTGAAAATGGAAAAATTATTGATGTAATAATCACAGACCCTGGTAGAGGTTACATAGATATTACATACGACCAAACTTCGGGAAATCCAAGACAAGGACCAAGCTATACTATCACCGGTACTGGAACCGGAGCAGTAATAGAAATTACTTTAGACAATTTAGGTAAAATAAACTTAGTCCAAGTTATTAATAGCGGAGAAAGATATGAGGCTGATACAGTCATAACTGTGCGTCCGTTTAGTGTGCTTGTACGAGCAGATAGTTTTGTAAACGGAAGATGGGCAATTTATACAAGAGCTGAAGGATTATGGAACAGAGTCAAAACACAAGACTATGATGTCACAAATTATTGGCAGTATATTGATTATTATGCAGATGGTTATAATAAATTTACTGAAATCGATTACACTATTAATCAAAGTTATCAACTAAATGGATTAAATGATTCAATTGGGGATGTTGTAAAGGTTGAATCTGTAGGAGGCGGTAGTTGGTTACTATTAGAAAAGATAGCAGAAGAAAATAATGTTGATTACACTATAAATTATAAAACTATAGGTAAAGGTAACGGAACAATAAAACTACTTCCTACATTGTATGATATTTCTCAAAGTGTAGCAGGTTTTGACACAGTAAGTTACGATACACAATTTTTTGATAATCAACCTGTAATTGAAACAAGGGTTATACTAGAAACTATAAAAAATAATTTGTTTGTTGATAATTTGGCGATAGAATTCAATCAACTATTTTTTGCTACTGTAAGATATGTGTTGTCTGAACAAAATTTTGTAGACTGGATTTTCAAAACTAGCTTTGTAAGAGCAAAACATAATGTAGGAGAATTATCTCAACGTAAAACATTTAAAAATGATAGTTTACCTAGTTATCAAGATTACATAGATGAAGTAAAACCTTATAAGTCAAAAATTAGAGAATACATTAGTTCTTATGAAAAACAAGAAACTACAGAATCGGTAGTTACTGATTTTGATTTATTTCCAGAGTATGACAGTAGTACAAGAAAAATATTACCTGAATCTATAAGAATTAGTGGCAACGAAATTACAGGAGCTAGTAGAAGCACAACTCTTTATCCTAAACGCCATTGGGTAGAAAATTTCAAATATGAAGTAAGTAAAGTTAATGTTAAAAATCCTGGTAGTAATTATGTTTTGCCACCCAAAATTACACTAGTTGGCGGAGGTGGCACCGGAGCAACAGCTAGAGCATTGTTGTCAGGAGGTAAAGTATCTGCAATAATAGTTGTCAATCCTGGAAGAGGATACACGTCTGCACCTGAAGTAATAATAGAAGGTAGTATTAAGGAAGACGGATCACCTGCTACAGCCTTTGCCGAACTTAAAAATACAAAAGTCAGAGGCACACATGTAACTGTGAAGTTTGACAGACTCAAAGGGCAATACGAAGTACTTGATGCAAATGAAATAGAAACATTTGTAGGCACAGGATCAAAGTTAATTTATGATGTAAAATGGCCATTTGATTTAACACCTAGTAAAATAAAGGTATTAGTTAATAATGTACCTGCTCTTTCAAGTGAATATACATATGAAAATTTACCAGTAACTAATGCACCATATGAAAAATATCACGGCAGAATAGTATTTGTTAAACCGCCAGAAGATAGAGCAGTAGTAGAAATTAAATATCAAAGAAGTAACGAACTGCTTGATGCAACAGATAGAATAAATCAGTACTATAATCCTACAAGCGGTATGCTAGGAAAAGAATTAGGTCAACTCATGACCGGCATAGATTACGGCGGCGTTGAAGTAAAGAGTTTTGATTTTGGTACAGGCACAGGTTGGGATAGCGATAGTTGGTATACAAAGACATGGGATACCTATGATACTACTTACGAGGACGAAGTATTCCAACTAGATCCTTCCACTGTAATTCTTGATCTAACAAAACCTTTAGAAGATGGTGTAATTTATAATGTTTATAGAAAAACAGCAAACGATTTACAACCAGTAAGAATTGATGATCCAGGTTGGTTCACTTCAACAGGCGTTTCTAGCTCTAGTGTTTATACAATAGATAGTGAGGATGCACTAATTGCCAACACAAATATTCCTATCAGCAGGACACAGGCAGGAAATCCATTGGCAAATCCAAATGCTCTTATGCCAAGTCTGGTAGGAGATGGAATACAGGATACTTTTGATCTTACACAGTATAATATTCCTGTTGAAGACAATGATGTGATAATAATTAGAAAATCAACAAGTGACGGGTCATTTATTCCTGATCCTGAAAGTTATGATACCCAAATTACCGGAGGTAATTTAGCATATAATACAGCTAAAGGTATAAACGCTGATGAAATCAACATAGACGGCGACGGCTTTGTTACACCTACAACTTCAAAAGGCCCTGAGGAACTTGTGCCTGGACAAGTATTAGATACTTTAGATATACAGGTTTATGATAGAGTTGCAGATGGCGGTTGTGCTATTGACAATAGAAATTATATTGTGGACGGAAACACTAATGTATTTGAGTTTGATACTATTCCTAATACAACAGATGCAGTATTTGTCAAAGTAGAAAATAGTATCTTACCGCCAGATGAATACGATATAAATTTTGCTAACAAAACTATTACATTATTAGTAACTCCTGCTGCAGGATCAAGAGTTAATATAATTGTAATGGGAGTAAATGGTGAACAAATACTAGATATTGATACATTTTCAGGAGACGGAAGTACAAATATTTTCTCAACAAGAGTTACATATGACGAAACATATAGCTACATTGCGAGAGTAAATGGTGAACAAGTAAATTATGTGCTTGCTCCAGACGATAATGGTTTTGCAGCATTTGTATTTGGACAAGCACCAGGTGTCGATACAGTAATCACATTTGGCATTTTCTACAGTGAAAGAAAAGAAGATAATAGTGCAACTACATATAGTGAAGTAGTGAGAGATAAGTTAATAGGTGACGGAAGCTCTGTTTCTTATAAATTTAGTGCAACTCCGTTTACAAGGACTCCTCTAGAACATAACGTTATTGTAATTGTAGACAACCAAATACAAAGAACAGGTTATAACTTTGAAACAACATTAACACAAACCAAAAATTACCAAGTAGAAACATGGCAAGTTATTCCTGGTACTGTTGACACAGCAAATGTGGATGTTTACTTAAATGGAGTATTACTGAAGCCGGCTGTAGAATATAGATGGAATGTTGCGCAAAGTGAAGTTATTTTGTTTGCTGGAACAGGAAATATAGGTGATAAGTTAGAAGTCTTTATACTTAACGATGGTGTTTATTCTATAAATGGTGATGTAATTACTTTTGACAATCCGCCAGCAGATAATAGTGTAATCGAAATTATTCAGTTTAGTGAACATGATGTGTTAAAAATTGAAAGATTAAGTTATCAACTAACTTCAAGAGTACCAAGTTTACAAGAGTCTGTTGCATATTACAAATTAGAACAAGCCATTGGCGGAAAAATTCAATTAAGACAACCTGCACAAAGCGCAAGGTTTGTTTGGCTTTCAGTTAACGGAAAATTACTTATTCCTAGTAGAGATTATTATGTTACTGATGACAAACTACACATTCAGGTTGTAGGCGGATTGTCAGAAAACGATTATATAGATATAATACACTTTACTGAACCACCAATTACAGGCAAGTTTGGTTATAGACAATTTAAAGATATGCTAAACAGAACACACTTTAAACGTTTAGGAGATTCAAATAAGTATTATCTCACCCAACCATTATATCAAAACGACCTTAGAATACATGTTAATGATGCATCTACATTGCCAGAACCTTCTAAAGGAAGTAATATACCTGGTGTAGTGTTTATAAACGGAGAAAGAATAGAGTATTTTGTTAAAGAAGATAATATGCTTAGACAGTTGCGTAGAGGCACTTTAGGAACTGGAATACCAAATGTACATGCTGAAGATAGCGATGTATATGATCAAAGTATTAACCAGACTATTCCTTATAAGGATGAAACACTTACACAAGTATTTACAGTTGTAAATAATGAACAAACATTTACACTTGATTGGACGCCACAATCTAATGATGAATTCGAAGTTTTCTTAGCAGGAAAGAGACTTAGAAAAAATGCTATTGATGCGTATAAATTCCAGTCTTATAATGATGATGGGACTGTGTCTGCTTACTTAGATAGTGATAGTCCAAATGGAGATGTTAGTCTAGAACCTGAATTTACTATTATAGGAAACACATTAACAGTTAACCAGCCTACAAGTGAAGATCAAAAGGTTATAATTATACGCAAGATTGGTAAGTCTTGGACCAAACCTGGAATTTCTTTAAGAAATTCAGATAATGAAATATCAAGATTCTTGCGAGCAGAAGAAGTTGATTTACCTAAATAAATACACTTAGTTAAAGAGAGAAAACATGGATCAGATAAAAGATTTAAACGGCATGCTAATTGAAGGACATATTAAAATACATGATCCTAATTCTGGCAAAGTCTTTATAGATAAACGGAATGCAATTCATTATGAAAATATGAGTATTGCAATGGCTGAAAGTTTAGCTAATGCAGGTCAAGGATTTATATATGAAATGAGTTTTGGAAATGGTGGCACAAATGTTGACCCGACAGGAATTATTACATATTTGACACCTAATTCAACAGGAACAAATGCAAGCCTATATAATGAAACGTTTGTCAAAGTAGTAGATGATAGAAGCGTAAATAACACTGATCCTGTACGCAACAAAATTGAAACTAGACATGTAAACGGTACAAATTATACTGATATATTTGTAACATGTTTGCTAGATTATGGCGAACCAACTGGACAAGATGCATTTGACACAGCAACTAATCCCGATAGCTTATATGTATTTGATGAACTAGGTTTGCGTAGTTATGATCCTACAGGACAAGGAAGATTAATTACCCATGTTATATTCCATCCTGTACAAAAAAGTTTGAATAGATTAATACAGATTGATTATACAGTCCGTGTACAAAGTTTAACCGGGTTCAATGAGGTGTAATAGATGGCATATACAATAAGATACACCGATGAAGCAAATAAAGGAACAATAATTGTAGAAGATAGTACAATTAATGATTCGGATACAAGTTTACAATTACCTGGACGCAACACAACAGCATACGGTACTGTAATTGCAGAAAATTTCTTGCATCTATTAGAAAACTTTGCAAGCACTAGTGCTCCTGATAATCCTACAGAAGGACAACTTTGGTATGATGTATCTCCAGGTGAAAATAAACAATTAAGAATATATGACGGAACAAATTGGGTGTCTGCAGGTAATTTGAAAAAAGGACCTACTGCTCCTAGTGTTTCTCAAAGTATAATTGGAGACTTATGGTCTGATACAAACAACCAGCAATTATATATGTTTACTGGTGGTGCTTGGATTCTAGTTGGTCCGAAATTTTCAGATGGTTTAGAAACAGGTGCTGAAGCAGAGATCCTTACAGGTACAGACGATGTAGATTATGTTTGCCTAGTAGTAAGAGTAAATGCAGAAGCAGTAAGTATAATTTCCAATAGTGAATTTACACCAAAGGCTACCATTCCAGGATTTACATTGGTCAAACCAGGAATAAACCTTTCCACTAGAGATGTGAATGGAGATGGTGCGCCTAAGTTCTTAGGTACAAGTGAAAAAGCCGAAAACTTAATTGTAGGAGCTGAAACAGTTGCTGGAGGAAATTTCTTAAGAGGCGATGCAACAAGCACTTCTAACTTTCCTATAAGAATAAAAAATAATGCAGGATTAACAGTAGGTTCAGGAAGTCAGTTTAAGGTAGGTGTTGAAGGTGATAAAGGAATACTAGATCATGCTGTGAATGGTAGCAGTATGAACATACGAATGAATAATGCAGGTACTACTCAAACTGCAATGACTGTGTTAAGTAACACTAACATAGGAATCGGTAAAGAAAATCCTGCGGTAAAACTAGATGTAAATGGCGATACTAATGTTACTGGATTGTTCCAGGTATTAGATAATACACAATCGATAAGTATTTCTACAGGGTCAGGTACATTTAAGGGCGGTGTCGGAATCGCTAGAGACTTATATGTAGGTGGCGATAGTTATATTGAACAAAATCTACAAACAAATGCAATATTGCCTAGTTTAAATAATACACACGACATTGGAACTCCAACCCGAAAATATGAAAATATATATGCAACAACGTTTGTAGGTAACTTGCAGGGCACAGTTAGTGGTTCTATTAGCGGCAGAGCTGGTAGTGCTGATAAACTAACAACAATAAACACATTTAACATAACAGGCGATGTTGGGTTGACTACAGATCCGGTGCAATTTGATGGATCAGCACAAACAGGCACACAAAAAGTTTTCAACACAGTAATAAATCAAGAATTTGTTAGAACAAAAGGCCCTGTACAAAATTTAAATTTCTCAGACGAAGTATTGATTAGTAGAACAACTACGTCAGCTGGTATACAAACTACAGGATTAAAAAGGGTTACAGTACAAAACTTGTTCAACACTATTCCAAAAACTCCAGTAGGTGCTATAATGATGTATTCTGTACTTAATACCTCTGGCGAAATAGTAGATGATAGTGGCGGCAAATGGCTAATATGTGATGGAAGAGAAGTACTGCAAACAGATTATCCAGAGCTTTTCCTAAAAATAAATTTTGACTTTAAAGATAAAGCTGATATCGAAGGTCCAAGTGGAAGCGATAATGGTAGATTATATTTTGCTTTACCAGATCTCAGAGCAAGATTTCCACTAGGTTTAGCAAATATGCAAGTTACTAGTGCGCTTACAGACACTGTAGATCCTGCAAATGATTCTACTAGAGTGGATAATACCGGCAACAAGGATATAGGTGAAACTGGAGGTTCACCTAATAAGACACTTCAATATACAAATCTACCCGAACACGAACACTATTTACGATCAGAAGGTGGCGACAACTTCTATGCTATTGCACCTAATGCACCTGCAGGCGGTTCTGATACATACAACATTTCTTCTCCGACTGGCGGAAACAATTATAAAGGAATTGTTGAAACAGGAAACATAGTTACACCAAGCGGAGTAACTGTAGGAGATCCATTCGATGTTGTCAATCCATTTATGATACTAAACTTTATTATATACGCAGGAGGAAGTAATTAATGGCATACCAACTTAACAGAACTGATGGAACGCTGTTAGTAGATCTTGTAGATGGAACTATTGATGTAGATTCAACTGACCTTACTCTTGTAGGTAGAAATTATTCTGGATTTGGCGAATTTATAAATGAAAACTTTATCAAGTTATTAGAAAACTTTTCAGGCAGTAGTAATCCTAACTTTCCTTTACGCGGACAATTATGGCATGATACTAATGAAGGCAGATTAAAAATATTTGATGGTGAACAATGGATCCCAGCTGCCGCACCGTTTGTTCAAAATACTCGTCCTAATAATTTAAATTTAGGAGATTTTTGGATCGATGATTACAGAAATCAGCTTTATTTCTATGACGGAAGTGACTTAACTTTAGCAGGACCGATATATAGCACAGTGCAAGGAAAAAGCGGGTTTGAAGTACAAAGTATTAAAGATAACACAGGTAGATCAAAAACTGTGGTATTACTTTATGTTGCAGGAACTATAACAGCCGTTATTGTTAATGAACAATTTGATTTACCACAAGGTGTAAACGTAGGTGGATTAACAGGAACACTAAGAAAAGGAATCAATATTGTAGAAGGTGAAGACTTTCAACTTTACGGTTCAGTAGAAAATGCTAGAAATTTGTTGAATGCACAAGGCGAACAATTAAATCCTACGCAATTTTTGCCGGCAGATAGAAATGGTGTTACTACAGGATCTTTAGGAATACAAAATAATGATGGTTTACTGCTTGGTATTGCAGACAATCTTGAACTTAGTGTTAAGAAGGACCAAGTTGTTGACCAAGTTCAAATAAAGGCAAAAATTGCAAATCAAGATTTATTAATCGGTGCAACAGATGCAGCCGGCGAATATACTGCAATGTTTTGGAACGCACAAAATAGATATTTAGGCGTAGGTACAGCTAGTCCTAATTCTACAGTTGATGTAGCAGGTGATGTTACAATAAGAGGAGACCTTCTTGTACAAGGGCAGAATACATATCTTAATGTAACAACTCTTAGATCACAAGATTTAAATCTTGAACTAGGATTACTTGACGATAGTACAGAAGGCGACGATGTAGCAGTAGACGGTGGCGGTATAATTGTAAGATCGTCACAAGGAAGCAAAGACTGGACTTGGGAAAATTCAACCAAAAGCTGGACATCAAATCAACATGTTAATTTAACAGGAACTAGTAGCCTTAAATTTAATGGTGTAGAAGTATTAACAGGCACCGAACTTAAAGGTGTTACAGTTGCAAATAATTTGAATACAATTGGTACTTTAAACGATCTCACTATTGATAATATAGAGTTAGACGGACAGCGTATTACTACTGGTGCTACATATAATTTACAAATTGATAGCCAAGGCGGAGCAGTTACATTAATCACTCCACAAAAAATATCAAATGTAAGTGATCCTACAACAGCACAAGATGTTGCTACAAAAAATTATGTAGATACTGAGATTATCAGTAGAGACATGTACCTATCTTTGGATATAACAGGTTTAACGACTTTACAAGTTGCTGATGTTCTTCGTGACATTGCGCCTATATTTGATCCTAATTCTGGCATAAGAAGAATAGCAGACGGTGTGTTAATGCGTATACATGCAGTTTCGCAAGCCGGCGCAACAGTAACCGGAATAACATTCCAGAGTGCAAATCCTGCAGATCCAGGATACGTTGACAAAACATTTGCTCAAGTAGCAGCCCATCCAAACTACTTAGCTAGTGAATCAGTAGTACAAGATGTTAATATCAGTGATGCTGAAGGTAGTATTCAATCCACTGTAACAAGATCTACGTTATTCTTTGAAGTAACACCGGGCGGAGGAACTTCAGATTGGGTGCAAAGTACTACACCACAGCCGCCAACTAACTTTTGATAAATAAGTACATACAAGGGGTTATTACACAATGGCATACCAAATAGATAGATATAATAACAGTTTACTCACTGTAGTTGAAGATGGTACTATTGACCAATCGACAGATTTAAAGTTTATAGGAAAAAATTACGCCGGTTATGGCGAGATACAAAATGAAAACTTTTTGTTTTTGTTAGAAAACTTTGCAGGAGCAAAGCAACCACCGAGAGCCATTGCTGGACAGATTTGGTATGACAGTGCAAGTTCAAAAGTAAAGTTCTACGATGGTACACAATTTAGAGTTGCAGGTAGTTCTACAGTATCAAATGCGGCCCCTGCAGGCTTGTCAACTGGTGATTTTTGGTGGGATTCTACTAACCAACAGTTGTATGCCTTTAATGGATCAACTTATGTATTAGTCGGACCGCAAGGAACTGGTGACGGTACTACACAACTTGTAAGTACAACAGTTCGTGATGATGTAGGTAATCAAAAGTCAATTATACAAGCAGTTGTTGACGATGAAGTGATATATGTAATTTCTGCACAAACATTCTACTTAGATCAAACTTTATCTCCTATTCCAGGTTTTGATTATATCAGAGCAGGCTTAACTTTAAAGGATACTTCAAATACAGGAATTACTTCAAGTAATACAAGATTTTTTGGAACTTCATCTGATTCAGACAGACTAGGCGGTTTATTAGCAGCTGATTACATACAGTCAGCTAATCCTACATTCACTAATCAAGTTAAATTTTCAGATTCTGGTATTTCAATTGGTGACTCAAACGATCTAAAGATCTATTTGGATATTAATGAGACTGGAGTAATTAAGAATGAAACAGGGGAAAGCATAGAATTCTATATCAAAGACAACTTGGGTGTAGTACAATTTCCTCTAAGAATGACATATGAATCATTATTACCAGGAATTACTTACTCAGCACCAAACACAGGTGTTGATATTGGATCACCTATTAGAACATTTAGAACAATTTATACAAATTTTGTAGAAGGTGCAGCAAGACGTGCAAATACACTCCAATATGACGGTGTTGATGTTGGAGCAAATTCGGGAAACTATGCTCAGGCATCTATAAACAATACTTTACAAGATGGAAATGGTAACAACATTGCTTCAGTAGCAGTGAGACAAGCCAACGGAACGCTAAATGCTGTAAGGTTCCAGGGTATTTCGACACTTGCTGAGTATGCTGACTTAGCTGAAAAATATACAACAGACAAAGAAGCTCCAATAGGAACTGTAATGTGTGTAAGTATATCCGAAGATCACGAAACTGAACCATGTGATTCTGATAATTATCCTATAGGTATTGTAAGTGAAAACCCAGCATACTTAATGAACTCTGCAGCCGACGGACAAGCCTTAGCATTGAAAGGTAGAGTTCCAGTCAGAACTATAGGTCCTGTGAAAAAAGGTGATAAATTATATGTAGTAGAAGATGGCGTTGTATCTTCTAGTGAACATGGTGAAATGATAGGTATTGCATTAGAATCAAGTTCAGAAATTGACGAAAAATTAGTAGAATGTATTATTACATTATAAGGAAAATTTATTATGGTAGCAACAGGTGATTTAATCCGCAGTCAAAATTATTTGGCTTTAAAGAACACAGTAACTGAATATATGAGCGCCACTCCAGATAACGATGGTACAAAAGGTTACGGCCAAGCAACAGCAAGTTCATCAGACAACTATGTTGTTAACCAGGACTTTATTACTGCTAATGATATTAATCGCTTGTATGCGGATATTGCAAGGATGCGCATACATCAAACTGGTGTTAATTCAGTAAGCCAGCCTGTAGCCGGACTTTATCCTGTTTCTCTAGGAGAGCTTGTTGCGGCTGACACAGGTGACAATATAAATGGTATATCTACTTATGATGCAGACAAAGGTTATAATGACATGTTGTCAGCTCTCAATACTGTTGTATCTGCAGGACAATATCATAAGTTAGATGACTCCCAAGCAGATATTTCAACTAAAGAAAAGACTTACCAGGTTTCTACTTGGAATGGTGCAAAGAGTTGCAGGTTTGATGTTAATTTTGGAACATATGCAAATCGCAGGTATTTCTTTAACGCAGGCGGAGAATTGCGTTTGTTTTTTGAAATGGATTATACCGGAACCCAAAACAAAACAGTACAGTGGAAAGATTTATTAGTAAATGCCATAGGCACACTTACATTTAGAGTCAATGATTGTTCTATTGACGGTAACGGTCTTGCGTCTAGCGGTTATACAACTAGTTTCCAGGCTTTAGGACATACTGATTTTCCTGTAGGCGGTACTAGCTATTCTCAGATACTTAGATTTGATGTTACAGGTACAAGAAGCACTACAAATTACACTGACAATTTTGTTAGAATCCAAGTTTCTAATGGAAACTCCACAGGATCACAACTACGGTTTTTAATTAATTTAGAAGATAAAGCTTCTGAAGGTTATGCAGGAGATGCCAGTCCTACTTCACCCTATGATGAAAATGTATTAAATGACACAAGGGCTTGTATGGGATGGAAAAGACCAGACGGTGACGACTTTACTATATTAGAATATGACGCTCAAGGTGGAACATCACCGATTACATATCCAGGTATCAGTGTTACTGGTATATCGTTTGGAAATGGCTCTGCATTCTAATAAATCACTTGACTCCATATCAAAATGAAAGTATAATAACTACTATATTAGGTAGGTATTATCATGGATCATCGACTAGAAAAAGCTCTTGAATTAGCATCATCATTAAGCATGTTTAATGATCAAAAATGTATATTGCTGAATAAATTCCAAGATCAATGTATATATTACTTTAACGGCGGTAAATTTACTGTAACACAAAGTCTAGTAAATTTTTGCTTCACGCTAACAAGTAATAACCAAACTTCTGCAGTAATAATAGATGACAACAACATTCCTATTAAGATAGAAATTCTTGAAGATTTTTACCAAAATTTATTAAACGTTTATTCTACTGCGACTAATGAATACTATAATGATTATGAACTATTGATCAAAAAAAGATCTAAAGAACGACTTATGGATCTTGATAACAATGAGTAAAGGTGTTGTTGTTTTTGCCTTCAAAAACGAGAAAATAGATTATATATCTCAAGCTGAATTTTTGGCAGAAAGAGTAACAAAATTTCTTGGTTTACCTACTACAATAGTAACAGATGAAAATATCAAAAGTAGTGTTTTTGATAATGTTATATTATTAGAAAAACCGAGCAAGCAAACCAAAAAATTTACAAATTTTGACAAAAGCGAAGATCTTACTTGGTATAACTGCGCACGACACAAAAGCTATGACATAACACCTTATGACAAAACACTAGTATTAGATTCTGATTATGTAATTTCAAACAATTTGCTTATAAATTGTTTCGAAACTGATGATATAATGATGTATTCTAACAATACTTTATTTTTAAATAATCCTAAACCTATGCATAATTATTTTTCAAATACTGGTCCAAAAATGTATTGGGCAACATGTTTGTATTTCACAAAAAATAAACAAGCGGAAATATTTTTTAATTTAGCTAAACATATTTTAGAAAACTATAAATTTTATTCTTTAATATATGACTTTAGTCATTCACCAATACGTAACGATTTTATTTTTTCTATTGCTACGCATATCTTTAATAACTTTACTAACGGATCGTTTGTTAAAGATTGTCCTGGCAAACATTATATATTAGATGCAAATGATCTGTTATTAGACATAAACGATGATACTATAACATACCTTGCCTTTGATAGTTATAATGACCTACATAAACCTATAATATCCAAAGGGCTCAGTGTTCATGTTATGAATAAGTATTCTTTTGATCAGTTCATAGCAGGAGAAAAAAATGGATAGAGGGTTTGTAGTATTAGCACAAAACAATGGTCAAAATGATTACATACATGATGCATTTAATCTTGCTTTAAGTTTACATTGCACACAAAAAAATACCCCTCGAATATCTTTAATTACTAATAATCCAGTTCCTGCTGAATATAGAATTTTATTCGAACATATAATACCTATACCTTACAATGATAGTGCGAAGTATAGTAATTGGAAAATACAAAACCGTTGGAAAATATATCATGCAAGTCCTTATACAAGGACAATAGTATTAGATGCTGACATACTTGCAACAAAAGATTTAGAATATTTATGGAATGATTTTGAAAAATATAATATTTGTTTTTCAACAAATCCTTTAACGTACCGGAATGAAGTTATCAAAAATAATTCTTATAGAACGTGGAATGATAAACTGCCAGACATTTATTCAACTGTGCATTTTTTCAAGAAATCAGACGAAGCAAAAGAATATTACACTTGGTTAGAGTCTGTAATGAAAAATTGGGAAGTATTTTACAAAAAGATTCTTGGTAATGATATTCCTGACAAGTGTAGTGTTGACTTGTCGTCCGCTATAGTAAATAAATTAATAAGTATAGGCGATGAATATGTATATCATAAACCTTGTTTTGTACACATGAAGCACAAAGTCTTAGGCATAAACATAGTAAATCAAATTAAATGGACACAACAAATTCCATTATATCTAACAGACAATTTAGAACTGTATGCAGCTAATTATAAACAAAACCATCTTTTTCACTACGCCGATAGTGATATAATTAGCAAAAGAATTACAGATACATATAGAAAATATTTAGGAGTTTAACATTATGTTTCTTTACTATAATAAATCCTCAGGAGAAGTATTAGGCGTATCTAATAAACAGAAAGATACAGACCACGAAGTCTTACAAATTAACAATGCTTATCTAAAGAAATTTGACACAAAAAATTTACAAAAATATTATGTATATTACAATGATAAATTAAATTCTTATGATATAGCCGAAAAGGTGACAAAAGTATCCTATCTGGATATTGCAAATAAGGTTCATATACTAGAAGAAAATCCTGATGCAGATGTACTAGTAATAGTTGATACAAAACACAAAAAAATAAGTTGTAAACCAAATAATGGCTTCAAAGAAAAAATAGAAAAAAACATAGATGATTATCCAATGAATTCTTTAACAATCTATATGGTGCAAAAGAATAATCCTAATGTAATTTTAGATACTTTTTCGTTTAATACTATAAATTTATTAAATGATAGTTGTGCAAATATAGATATTTCTACTATACATTGTGATTTTATGGTTACAAAGGTATTTGATAGTTACGGTATTGTATATGAATAAATTAGCTATAGCTGACACTGATATAATTTATCTAAGTTTTGATGAACCTAATGCAGAAGAAAATTATTCTGACTTGCTGAGTAAATTTCCGTGGGCAAAACGTGTACACGGTGTAGAAGGATCAGATGCGGCACACAAAGCCTGTGCAGATATAGCAGAAACAAATAACTTTGTAACAGTAGACGGAGATAACAAAGTTAATCCAAGGTTTTTTGATCAAATAGTAGACTTTGAAAAACATGACATAGACAAAAGTTATGTAGTAAGTTGGTGCGGAAAAATACATGTAAATGGTTTGATGTACGGAAACGGTGGACTTAAATTATGGAATAAAGATTTTGTATATAATATGAAAACACACGAGGCGAGTGAAGGTGATGAAAAATATTCTGTAGAATTTTGTTTCGATCCTAAATATTTTCAACTAAATGAAAATTTTTCTGTTAGTTATACAAATTCTACACCTTGGCAAGCATGGCGTGCCGGATTTAGAGAAGGTGTAAAGATGTGTTTAGATTCAGGAGTCAAAGTATCTAACATCAAAACACTATGGTGGCAAAACTACCACAGACTTTTAGTATGGTGTAATATTGGACATCATACTACAAATGGCATTTATAGTATATTAGGCGCTAGGGCAGGACTTTACAAAACAATGTGTGATAAATGGAACTATGAACTAGTAAGAGATTTTAGATATCTAAACAAGTTGTTTGATGATGAATATGATTTAACAATATCAAAAGCATATGAAATGTCTGTAGATTTAGGAAGCAAAATATACAACGAACTTGACATACCAGTTAGTCCTGAGCCATTATCAGAATTGCAAAGTAATTTTTTTAAAGAAGTATATATTAATACGAAAAGAGTTTTATAAATGAATGAAGATCAAGAGTTTAATAACTTAGTTGAAAAAAAATTAAACAGTGTAAGCTGTAGCTTTTGCTTGGCAAAATGGAAACAGGTTACACTTCATTTAGGAACAGGTCACACACATAGTTGTCATCATCCTCGCACACATAAGATCCCATTGGAGGAAATTAAAGAAAATCCTAGTGCATTGCACAATACTAATTACAAAAAAATACAAAGAAAAATGATGCTTGAAGGAACACGGCCGCCTGAATGTAATTATTGTTGGAATGTAGAAGATGCAATTAAGGCAGAAGGTAATGATGTTATCAAAAGTGATAGGATTTACAAAAGTGGTGACAGTTGGGCTAGAAAGTATTTTTATGAAGTTGCAGAAAGCGACTGGAAAGACAACGTAAATCCTAGTTATCTTGAAGTAAGTTTTAGTAATGTGTGTAATTTTAAGTGCGGTTACTGCAATCCTGAAAATAGTAGCAAGTGGATGGAAGAAATAAAGCAGTTTGGTGCTTATCCTACTAGAGATAACTTTAATGATCTGGAATGGACAAAAAGCCAAGACAAGATGCCTATACCTGAAAATCAAGACAATCCTTATGTTGAAGCATTTTGGAAATGGTGGCCTGATTTATATAAAGACTTACACACATTTAGGATAACAGGTGGAGAACCTTTACTAAACAAAAACACCTTTAAAGTGTTAGATTGGTTAATTGAAAATCCGCAACCTAAATTAGATCTAGCAGTAAACAGCAATTTATGTGTACCTAAAGAATTACTAGATAAGTTTTTGGAAAAGGTTGAAATATTAATAAGTAGTGGGCATTGCCGGTCATTCAAATTATATACAAGTAATGAAGCATATGGAAGTAAAGCAGAATACATAAGATTTGGACTTAATTACAAAGATTGGTTAGAAAACTGTGAAAGATTTTTACAAATCCCTGGTAGAACAAAACTAGTGTGTATGGCTGCATATAATTTTTTAAGCATATCCAGTTTCAAAAATTTACTTGAAGATATTAAGTATCTTAAAGACAAATATACTAGTGAAGAAACTAAAGAAAGAGTAGCAATAGATATTCCATACTTGAATAATCCAAAATTTCTAAGTATAAATTTAGTTACACCCGAATTTACACCTTATATTGAAGATTCTATACAATACGCAAAAAATAATAATTTTGCAAAATGGGAAGTAGATAAGTTAGAAAGAATTCTAATGTTGGCAAATAATGCTGTAGCAGATGATTTGTTAAATATCGATTTCAAAAAATATATTATCGAACACGACCGTAGAAGGAATACAAACTTTTTAGAAACTTTTCCTGAATACAAAGATTTTTATGAAAGTATATTAACGTAAATTTTTCATTGCATAAGGCAATTCAACTAGAGCCTTAGTATTATGGATTAGCACTGCCTCCATTTGTACTAGCATCTTATCTAATTGACTTTTAGGCAATCTACAGATTCTACTTACTTCAGAACCAATCATTTCTAATCTTTTTTCGTGGTTTGTTTCTTCATCATAACTTTCATCTAGCCATTTAGAAAAAGTTTTAAATCCTAAATCTTTCATAAGTTGTAAACTTCCGGGAGGTCCTGCAATGATAAACGGTCTCATAGCCGCCGCTGCTTTTAAAGTTTTTTCACTTACATAAGGCATAGGAGAATAATACCTTGTCTCTGTAGCAACATTTAGAAAGCTGTTTTGTATTATGTAAATGCTTCTAAATTGATCCATATCATCTATATCAATTTCTTCTTTTAATTTATCATCGTATAATCCTGCAGGTCTAAAGTCTACATAATACTCTTTTTCTAGTAATAATTTATTATTATCTATCATCTTATCTTGCATATTCTTTGAAAATTTACTAAATTTCAAACTAGGATTAGCCATTAAGTTTTGTTCATTTATTCTATAAGGCATACTTAATGCAAGATTAGGACAATCAGCAATCATAGTTGCCATAATATATCTGTGCCAATCAAATCTTCTATTTAAACAGACCGCATGATTTTCGAAAGAATTATCATAGTGGCTAATTACTTTACACATGATGTTGTCTGTTTTCTTAGTGCCAACTGGTTCGAACATTCTTTTGTACGCTTCGTATGTTTCCCAATTTCCTACTAATATGAATTTATTATTACTTGCAACAAGTAAAGGATGATGAATGTGTAAGTCTGTTGCTTTATTAGATGTATGACCTTCATTTTGTATTGCTGTATATAAACTCTTTAAATTATTTGTAATTCTTTCTACTTCAGGCTCATGTGCTGTATATTCGGTTGGGATGATATCTGCAAAAGGAACAGCAGTATTCCGACCCACACTAGCAGTTTTGACACTGCTTTCGTCTACTAATCTAATACCTAAATAGTTTTGTTCAGACAAGAACCAGTCATAATACTTGATGGGAAATCCATATCTTTCTTCAAGATGGGTGCAATTACGCTCTCCAGAAAAAACTTCAAAATTCTTTATACCTGCGTTGTTTACTAGATATTCGACTATTTCTAATTCCATAGCTCCAGTATTTTTAGGATCTGATTGTAACAAGTAAGTATCAAATGTTCTACCCGGATGAAAATGTTTGTTGTGTACTATTCTAAACACATCTTCTACAAAAAAATAAACCTTTGCTTTATTTGTGAGTTTTGCAAGTCGTCTAAGTATTATATTACAGTCTTCAAAATATACCCATCCTGATATTAACACAACAAAATCATCCTTGCCAAAATTAAAGGACTTTTGTGCCATTTCAAAGTAAGCAGGCGTAGATAACTTCTTATGCCTGCCGTTATGAGACATTAATGCAGAACCTTTATTATATAAAGTAATAGACGGATGTTTAATAGGTTGCAACAGTTCAGTATGACGATCCTTATTAAATGCTTTTAGTTCTCTTTTCATTTTATTTCCATTTGTTCTTTTATGTAATTTGCAAACTCTCTATGGCCTGCAGCATTAGGATGTCCGCAAGGGAGAAAATATTTACTCGGTCTATGGTTTTCTCTTTCTACTACAGCCCTTTGCCAATCTTTGCCCATGTTCTTTTTAGCAAATCTACTAACCAATTTGTAATTTTTATCGCTCATCCAATCAAATTCAAAAATAGGCATCCTATGTTTAAAGCCTATACCATTGTCCTGTTTTACTAGATACTCAAAAAACGTAAATGGCAAATAATTTTCTCCTGTTAATATTTCGTCAAACACAGAAAAGAAAATTATTTCTGTACATGTATTTAAGCATTTTTGCCTAATTAACTTTTCATATTCTTTTGTAGGTCCTATCATCAGGTCAAGAGTTTTTATTTCTTTAAAGATTATCTCTCTGCGATTTTGTAAATTAGGCGGCACATAGCAAAAATCTATTGTACGCGAGCCGTAACTTCTACGTGTTACACCCGACCATCCTACAATTACAAGATCATATTTTTCTTTACGCATGTTACTAGAAAAAATTTTATATATTTTTTCATTACTGGCGCCTGAAGTTCCGTGATTATCAACATCATGCCCTAACAACATAGGCCAGGGAAGTTCATCTTCTTTTAATCCATATCCTTCTGTCCAACTACAACCTACTGTTAATATTCTCATTTGTACTCGCAAAATGTAATTTGGGCAGTATATCTAGGTTCTAGTCCTAAATTTGCAGCCATATGTAAGCAATCATGATTCCAAAGCACATAAGTTCCCGCAGTCCAATCTAATATTTTTCCATCTATTTCAAAAATATGTCCCGGTCTTCTATCTTCTAGGAATATTATAGCTCTTTTAATGACACTAGGATCATCTATATTATAAAGTTCTCTATATTTTTTGTAAGTATCAGAGTGATGAGGAAGTATGTTACATGTATTCATTTTATAGAAGCTCAAAGTTATATTTACTCCGTCAAATAATTTCATGAATTTACTGGTCCAATCGGGCATTTCTCTACTCATATCGTAAAGTTTACCAGTAAATTCTTTTTGACTGTATCCTTGGAGTTTCCAAGTTTGTATTTGTAAACTATCATTAAATGGTAGTCGCTGATAGTCTAGTTCCTTATGTTGCATTTTCCAAAAAGGTTGAATCAAACCAGTAGAATACATTATAACTCCTAGGTAAATAAACTGCGTATATTATTTATCAGGAGTACAAATGCACATAGGATTTATAGGAGTCGGAAAACTTGGATTACCCTGTGCTGAGGAAGTTGCAATCAGAGGTCATCAAGTTGGATGCTATGATATAGATACAGCAATCAAAAGTGAATTAGTTACAATGCATGATTCTATTAAGGATGCAGTAGAAAACAAAGACATTGTATTTGTTGCAGTGCCTACACCTCACGATAAATCATATGATGGCAGAGCACCAACTAGTCATTTACCTCCTAAAGATTTTGATTACACTATTGTGAAAGAAGTAATTGCTGAAGCAAATAAATTTATGAATAATACACAACTGCTTTGTTTGATAAGCACTGTATTGCCAGGTACGGTCCGCAGAGATATTATACCATTAGTTACAAATACACGTTTTGTATATAATCCTTACTTAATTGCAATGGGTAGTGTTGCATGGGATATGGTTAATCCAGAGATGGTAATGATTGGCACTGATGATGGTAGTGAAACTGGCGATGCAAAGCAATTACGCGAATTTTATGAATCTATTATGGATAATTTTCCACGTTATGTTATAGGAACCTATGACGAGTGCGAGTGTATTAAGGTTTTTTACAATACATTCATTAGTACAAAGTTAAGTTTAGTAAATATGATGCAAGATGTAGCAATGAAGCAAGGCAATATTAATGTTGATGTTGTTACAGATGCTCTAGCAGAATCAACTATGCGCATTATGAGTACTCAATACATGCGAGCGGGCATGGGAGACGGCGGTGCATGCCATCCTAGAGATAATATTGCTCTACGTTACATGGCAAAGGACTTAGACTTAGGGTATGATATATTTGATACTATAATGAATGCTAGAGAAATACAAGCAAAAAATCTTGCAAAATTTTTAGTTGAAAAAGCAAAGCAATATAATCTTCCTATATTAATCCATGGTGTTACTTATAAACCGGATGTCCCATACAAAGACGGCAGTTACAGTTTATTGGTTGCTCACTATTGCGAAGAAATGGGTTATTATCCTATTTTAGTTGATCCAATGACGCATCCTTTGCGAGGACCGTTTAAGGCTGTTGTTCTACTTGGTCATTCTAACCAGGTTACATATAACTACACTAAAGAAGAACAAAAACAAACTTTCTATTGTTATCTAGAAAAAGATAGTGTCATTGTAGATCCTTGGCGACTTTATAAGAATGAAGAACAAAAATATATCTATATACCCTATGGAAATACTAGACAAAAGGTTTAATTTTTGTTATAATGTACTATGTTTGATATAATCTTTATAAGCAACGGCGAGGCAAAAGCCGATGAAAATTACAACAACTTACTAGATAGGTTTCCTATCGCAAAAAGAGTAGATAAAGTACAAGGCATACATAATGCACACAAAAAAGCAGCCACCCTTTCATTAACAAAAATGTTCTGGGTAGTAGATGCAGATGCTGATATCGTTCCTAGTTTTGATTTTACATTTAATTATGCATATAAAGAATTAGACTTTAATACTGTATATACATATAGAAGTATAAATCCTGTAAACGATTTAATTTATGGGTATGGAGGTATTAAGTTATTACCTAAGAAGTTAGTACTAGATATGAATATGAATTCTGTAGACATGACTACTAGCATTTCAGATAAATTTGTTCCGTTGCCGGAAATATCTAATATTACAAGGTTTAATATAGATGAATTTAGTGCTTGGAAGAGTGGATTTAGAGAATGTGTGAAACTAGCAAGTAAAGTTATTGAAAAGCAAGATGATAAAGAAACTGAACTTAGATTGAATGTATGGTGTAGTGACAAATTTACAGATAGAAAATTCGGCAAACAAACAATAAATGGAGCAAAAGCAGGGCGTAATTATGCATTCAACAATGCTAATTCTCTTTCAAATATAAATGATTTCGGATGGTTATATGAACAATTTTCAAAAAATACCCTGGGATAATATTACTGAATTCGGTCAGAAAACTCTCCTAAAGAGCCATCTTTTTACAGTTTCGTGGATCCTGGCTAGATTTTGTAATTATAACTGCTCTTATTGCTGGCCATACGCTAGATCTAGTACCCCTGACCACCAAGATTTAGAAATTTACTTAAACACCATAGATAGTATCAAAGCACAGGCAAGAAACAATGGTTTCAAAGATTTCCACTTTAGTTTTAGTGGAGGGGAACCAACTGCTTATAAATACTTTGGAGACATTATAGATCATTATTGTAATGATATTCAACCAGACTATCAAAGCATACATATGACAACTAATCTCTCACCAGGCAGTAAGTGGTGGAACAAATGGATACAAAATACAAGCAAATTAAATAGAAAAAGTATTACTGCAAGTTTTCATGCAGAATTTGCTAAAGAGCAGGAGTTTGGAGACAAATGTCTTCAATTAATTAATGAAGGTGTATTACTTACAATTAACCAAGTTATGGTTCCTGAAATGTTTGAAGAGTATTACAAACGTTGTGAACGATTTGCCGCCAGAGGCATTAATGTCACTCTCAAGCCTCAGTCAGACACAACTGCCTCCTACGTGGTATCAGGATATACTAAAGACCAAATTCAAAGAATGCAAACAGGATTTCCCCAGCACGTTGACGGAGAACAAAAAGCTCAAATCGCACTCTACGACGATCAAGGAATAGAGTATGAATTAGACCAAGCCGAAAGGTTTAATGCGTTCGGATTTAATAAATTTAAGGGTTGGACTTGCAATGCAGGATATCAAGGCTGTGTCATACGCGGTAATGAAGTAAAGCGCAGCTATAGTTGTCATGATGAACCCTTAGGCACGCTGTATGACGGTTTTACGCTGTTTAAGACACCATCTAAATGTATTACACCTAGTTGTGTTAGTTCAGCAGACAGCAAGCTACCTAAGGTCAAAAATGTATAATTTATCACAAATAACTCATATTCATTTAGAAGTCACGACAAAATGTCAAGCACGGTGTCCTATGTGTCCAAGAAGAATTCAAGGCGGACCATTATCACCATTTATAGAACTAGTTGAAATTGATTTAGAAACTTTCAAAAATTGGTTTCCTTTGCATTTTTTACAAAAACTTCCTAGTATATCTTTTTGTGGTAATTTAGGAGATCCTATAATTGCAAAAGATACATTAGAAATATGTCAATATCTAAGACAATGTAATAACAACATCTATATCCAACTGCACACCAATGGTAGCGCAAGAAGTTTAGATTGGTGGGAATCCTTAGCAAAATTAGATGTTGTAGTTGTATTTGGAATAGATGGATTAGAAGATACACACAGTAGGTATAGAATAAACACAAGTTTCCCTACAATAATAGAAAATGCAAAACACTTTATTGCTCATGGCGGTCGTGCTAGATGGGATATGTTAGTTTTTGATCATAATAAACATCAAGTAGATGAGTGCAGATTATTTTCTGAGTTATTAGGATTTGAAAAGTTTTTTAGTAAGAATACATCAAGATTTAAAGATGGTAAATTTAATGTATTAGATGACACAGGAAAAACTATCGATATACTTTATCCTACAGAAAAAAGTATTAGCCACACAAATAGTGTCAAAGAATCAATCTCTGAAAGTATTCCTAACATAACTTGTAAAGCAAAAGAACTGAATAGCATTTATGTTTCTGCTAACGGAAATATTGCTCCATGTTGTTGGTTAGATTTTGAATACATACCTCCTCCGTCTGAATCTAGGATAGATTTTATGGACAAAATAGGAATTTTTCCTAATCTAAAGTCTCAATCGTTAGAAGATATTTTTAATTCTAGTTACTTCAGTGATATAGAAGACTTGTTCAATAGTAATCAATGTCTTAAGGAATGTAGCAAACAGTGTGGTAAGTTTGATAAACTAGGAGCTCAGTTTGAAAGTTGAAATTGAAGATGTTCTTTTTTGGATGGATGCTGTCCGGAACAGTAACGATCATTACCGCACCTTAGAAAGTTTTTGGAAAGGACAAATAAGGAGTAAAGTTTGGCTGACACAAGAATTACAAGGATTTGTCCCTGTAACGCCACAAAAGGTTGTAATATACGGCGGCTGGAATGGCGTTTTGGCTAGCATATTGTTTAACAGCAAACTTAATATTGATCATATTACTTCGGTTGATATAGATCCTAACTGTCAGGAAGTAGCCTATACTGTAAATAAGCGGCAAGAAATATTAGGAAGATTTTCTGCTGTAACAGCTGATATGTGTAATTATGCTACAGAAGCAGATATAGTAATTAATACTAGTTGTGAACATATTACACAACATCAGTATGAGAAATGGATTGAAAATCAACCTTCTGATGCAACTTATGTTTTACAAAGTAACGATTATGATAGTCTTAATGAACATATTAATTGTGTATATGATTTAAATGAATTTACTTCTAAATCAATGATTAAACCTTACTATAGGGGTATATTAGATACTCCTAAATATAATAGATACATGCTTATAGGTAAGAAAAAATGAGTAACACTTTTTGTCCATTACCTTGGATTCATCTTGCCACTAGACCAAATGGTGATGTACGTGTTTGCTGTACTGCAAATGCAAGTGGAGCAGGCAAACAAGATGAAAAAGAAGCAGGTTTAGTTAAACAAGACGGTGTACGTATGAATCTCAGAGATCATAGTATAGAAGAAATCTGGAATAGCAGTCATATGCGTAGGACTAGGTTACAGATGCTAAACGGTGAAATCCCTGAAAGTTGTAAGAAATGTTTTATAGAGGAAAGCAAAGGTATACGTAGCAAACGGAATTGGGAAACAGAAGTTTGGAATCAACGGTTAGACATAGACAATATAGTTAGTAAGACAAAAGATGACGGATCACTTCCTGTGGAGATACCTTATTATGATTTGAGATTGGGCAATTTATGTAATTTGAAATGTGTTATGTGTAGCCCACATGATAGTAGTTCATGGATCAAGGACTGGAAATTACAATATCCAAACTACAAAAATAAAGATCTTATCAATAACGAAAATTGGAATCCTGCATTTGATTATACTTGGTATAAGAAAAGTTCATTTATAAATTCTATTAAAGATGATGCAAAAAATATTAAAGAATTATACTTTGCAGGAGGTGAACCATTATTAATTCCAGAACATTCTGCTATTTTGGATTTTATGATAGAAAGCGGCAATGCAAAAAATTGTGTTCTAAGATATAATACTAATGGTACTATAATAGAAGATTCTATGATTAGTAAATGGGAAAAATTTAAGTCTGTCAAAGTTAATTTTAGTGTAGATAGCATTAGTGAACGCAACGAATATATTAGATATCCTTCTATATGGAGTGATATTATATCAAATCTTGAAAGACTTGATCAAACACCAGACAATATTACAGTCAATTTAGCTTGTGCGGTGCAGCTACTAAACATTACTACACTACCTTTGTTAGCAGAATGGAAACATGACATGAAATTCAAAAAGATCAATAAGCCTCCTTTTGGTGCAGGCACAATAGGATTGCATTTGGTGTATTTGCCCAGTCATATGAATGTTAAGGTGTTGCCGAAAATAATTAAGGATCGGGCTGCAGACAATATTGAAAAATTTATTGCTACACAATCTGATAAAGAATTTATAGAAAATCCATACGGCAAACAAAGATGGCAGGGATTAGTTAATTACATGTATAGTGAAGATTGGACAGATAAACTTCCTGCTACTTTAGAATATTTAACAAGTTGCGACAAAACAAGAAATACAAATTTTAGGAATATATTTCCTGAGTTAGGAGAATTATAATGGATAAAGATATGATAGAAAGAGGTTTGCTTTGGAATAGCCTAGCAAATTTAGGAGAAACTGCAAAACTAAAGTATAGCATTGACCTCGGTGAAGTACAAGACCAATTAAAGCAATTTGATGACAACTGGTGTCCTTATAACCAAAAGAAAGATACTCATAATAATAGATGGGGATTACCGGTAACAAGTCATACTGGCGATGTTATGGATAATTATCATCTCAATAGCTTTGGCTATATGCAAAAGTATCACGATGTAGAGATGAAAGAAGAAAATTTTAATACTCCTACAGAGGTTTACAAAAAAATTCCTGGTATTGCAAAACTTGTTGATGTTTTTGCTCCTGATATAGGGCGTGTACATTTATTAAGAGTAGACCAAGGTGGATTTTTCCCACCACATAGAGATTTTCATGGTGTTGCACCAGAGTATTTTAGATTGCTATGTGTTTTTGGCAAATGTAAGCCTGAAAATTTTGTTCACATGCTTAACGGAAAACCAATGTATCCTGATCCGGGATTCTTGTATTTTGTGAATTTTCAATTGGATCATAGCGTGTTTAGTTTTTCAGATGGACTTTACGCACTTATACTAACAGTAAAGTTGAATCAAAGAACTACTGATATAATTTTGAAAAATACTATGGCCGAATGAATATACAATACGAAAATAAAGCAAAAGAAGACTGGTTTTTAATTAGTTGGGCGTTAAGTAATAAATGTAATTATAGATGTTCGTACTGTCCTGATTTTTTACACAACGGTAGTAGTGGACACCCTAATTGGGATACAGTAAGTAAATTTATTAAGAACTTTCATCCATCTGGCAAAAAACTTTGCTACAGAATTACTGGCGGCGAACCTACATTTTGGAAAAAATTTATAGACATGGCAAAACTTATCAAAGAAAATGGCCATAGCTTTAGTTTTATAACAAATGGAAGCCAAAGTGTAGACTATTATAAATTAATAGATCAATATACAGACGGTATGATTATAAGTTATCATCCTGAATATGCCGACATTGATCATTTTGTAGACATAGCAAATAACATGCAGTGCGAAGTTGCAATAAACTTGATGATGCCTCATGATCCGGAAGGATTTAACAACTCTGTAAATATAGCAAAAAAACTTTTTGACAAAACACATAGATTAGCTATTTGGCCGAAAGTCATCTTAGATAAGACCACAGGTGAACATATTACAAATGAGCTTACAGATTATACATCAGAGCAGTTACATATTATACAAAATTGGCCTTACTTTAGAAAATTAAATGATGAAAATCTGCATAGAGGAAATATATTGTATAACGGACAACCTACAGATGCAAATCAATTAATTACTAAAGGATTGAATAAGCATAAAGGTTGGACATGTTGGGCAGGATTAGATATGATTTATATCGAATGGGGGAAAATTTATAGAGCAGAATGTTTTCAGGGCGGCCCTATTGGCACTTTAGAAAACTTCAAAATGCCTAATAACACAGTAACTTGTAATAAGGATATATGTAGTTGTTTGAGCGATATTTACCTACGTAAATTCATGCCATAATTTATTTTGTACAGGGTCTACACTTAGTTCATTGATATTAATATCATTTGGTTGATCTATAATCCATTTAATATACTTTGCAGCTAATTCAATAGGCATAGTGTGTCTGTCTTCTTTAATTACATTACTTAAAGTACCTAAACTTAATAATGTAACTTTTGGTCCTTCTTTCCAAACACCGTTTAAAGACAGCACATTACACACAGACCTTAATGTTTTTTTGTCTGTAGCATATTGCCATACTCTGCCGTCAACTACTCTATCTATTGTGCTACCTATACATATGATATGTATTTTGTGGTTATTTTCCAATGATTGATTGTAAACAGCATTTAGAATTTCTGTTTGTTTAAAGTTTGGTATGTGTGAGCAATTTACAAAGATATTGTAGTTTTGTGTCAATTTAACTAATCTATCTATATCTCTTTGTAGTTCAAGGTCAAAACCACTAGATCTGCTGACAAAGGCTGTATGTGGATACATCTTACCTATTTCTTTTGCTAATCCAAAATCTTTATTACCTGTAATTAATATATCAGACATAGTATTCCTCAAATTCTGGACACACAGATAATAAATTTTCTTGTCTAATTTTATCTAAATCCTTTGTATAATGAATAAATGTTTGAAAGTATTTTGCAAGATTTAAATTGTGAACATAATTTATTCCTGGTATATCGTTATTAGCATTTGCTTTATCTAGTATTTTTTGCGGCAATATACTTGGATTTAGATAATGAGGTGTAGTAACAACATTGTTGAAATATATTTCCCAGTTTAAGTCTCTAGTGTCCATATACCAATCTTTTATGTCTTGTAAGTGACAAATATTATATGTCATTATAGTCACAGCAATTATTACTCTATCAAAACAATAATATTTTCGTAGGTTTCGTTCCAATTCCTTAAAGTTAAAGTTTTTTCCACCTCTAATGTATTTGTACAAATCGCCTGTACCTTCTAAACTTACTGTCCATTTTGTATGACCAAACTGTAAAGCAAGATTATGTAATTCTTCATCTACTATAGTGCCATTAGTTGTTAAGTCAAGTGTAATTTTTTCAGCTATTCCCATATCTATTAATTTCTGCAAAATAATCTTATTACCAGGTTCCATGTAAGGCTCGCCGCCTTTGATGCTTAGATAATTTAAATTTTGAAAATAATTTTCATTTTCAAATAAATTTTCAATAATTTTTGTATCAACAGATTTATAACCAAATTCTGGGTGATTGACCGGTCTGTCGTAGTCTGTATTTAAATTAAATAACTTGTGTTCGTCTTTGATCCATGCACTAGAACTTATTCCGTTACACATCCTACATTTAAGGTTGCATATGTTACTCATGTTAAATTCTAGAAACCTTACGTCCTTAAATTCTTCAGTGTATTTTTGATCTTTATCAATTAATGGATTTAGTATATCCTTAAAGAACATACGTCTACTGTGCCCGGTTACTTGTTCTTTCATAGGACAAGTATTACATTCTGCTGGAATAATATTCTTCAGCAAACTTTTTCTTGTATTCTTGGCTATATCACTATTAATTACTTCTTCAAAACTCTTTTCAAATATATTGCCGTATCGGTTCCAATACACTCCGTCTGGAGTAATGTCTCCGTTAAATCTAACTACTAGACTGTGCCATGGCGCATAACACTTTAAATAATTATTGTTTTGCATATATTTAAATCTTCATCAAAAAATTCTACTTGGTGTGCATTAGATTCAATGTTTACACTAATAACACATATTTTATCATTATGAATAATGGGTCTTCCCCATAATTTATCAGGGGTATTAATTTCTTTTATAATGTTGCCTTCTTTTGATATCTTAATAATACTACATCCTAGTGTTCCAGTTGGCCAAAAGTATGCACTGCCTTTATAAGCAACACCGGATCTAAATCTGTATTTGCCTCCAAAACTTTTTTCAATATCTATTTCATTGAAAGTATAATCAAGCAAATTTATACTTACCCCAATATTGCTATCATTATGGTGTTCATCTCCGTATGGTAACGCTAGTAAATAATTATCTATTAGTACGCTGCAATTATATTTTTTTGCAAAATCTTTGTTGCATATTTTATGATAGGAAAATTTACTAGTAGTAGTATCAAAAACTACTAAGTCGTTTAATCCTTTTGTTTCTCCAAAAGGTAAAGCAATAAGTTTATCCCCATAAACTTCTATATCACTAAATTTTCTAGTAATACTAGGATCAACGTCTACTTTATAGGACTGCAATTGATCTCCATCAAACGAAAGTAGTTTACAGTATCCTGCATCGTCTCCTCTAGGCATACTCCAATATTTTCCGTTACAATAAACAGTGCCCATATGTAATTTTTTGCCTTCATAAGGAACTTTATAAGTTTCTACTTTATCATTTTTAATATATAGACACTTGTTTGTACCTTTATAACCTAAAGGAAAACTAAATGCTGAATTATTATCTGAGGCTATACTATAATATTGTCCTTGCCCTTCAACATCTATGTGATGATAAACTACATCACCGTTTCCTTTTATTTGTGTTACATAATTGTAATCATCCCATATACCATACGGAACAAACCATATACTATCACCTATAGATGTCACTGCACTTGTTTTGCTTGTTCCTTGTGATTTAGAACATTCTATGTATTTTACATCTTTGTCAATAAATACGCCTTGATTGTAATTTTTACATTTTTCTGTTGCAAACGGAGGAGAAAACAAAGTACCATTATGGCTATGTAATATCATATGCCTAATGTTTTCTTCTTTGTAATAGTCTTCAAATGCTTTATATGTCATTGAGGTCAAATGTGTTAACTACTTTTTCTTGGATAGTATCAAATACTAGAACTGTTTGAAAACTATCACTCTCTCCATAAGGGAACGCATAAATTATATCATCTTTGATAACGCAACTATTGTATTTTTCTATTGTTGTATTATCATAGAAAAATTCACTTATATCTATAGTATAGCACTTTTCGGTATAAGTGTCAACAACTAGTATTTCTGCTAAGTCTCCAAATTGCTTCCAAGTTGATTGAGGCTCACACACACAGCCGCCTCTAGGAATGTAATATATTTTTCCTTTACTATTTTCAATACCGGCAAAATATTTTTTACTTTCTTTACCTATACCTAGCTTAATTAATCTCCACGTACAAGTGTTACTGTCGATAACAAACATATCATCCCAATCTTCGTCATGTCCTGCAGGCGGACAGAATATTTTGCCATTTTTAGCAACTGTATGGGTATAATATTTTCTACTTGTGCCTTTTATTCCGGTTTTTTCACTATACCATCTGTTGCCGTCAAACCACATGTATACATCGAATTCTGGGTTTTCACTGTAAGGAGGCGCAAACAGTTTATTTCCTACTTTAGCTAAAGTAGTAAATTTTTTATTTGTCATGCTTTGTTCTTCATATTCTAACCAATGATTAACACAATTACAAAGTTCATATTTACGACTATTGCAATCATATTTTATTCTATAATTGAAATATGTTTCCCAATTTTCTCCTCTAGGTAATCCATATATTTCTCCATCTACTATTTGAGTAGTGTGCCATTTCTTTTGGTCATTAAATGGTAAATCTAATTTTATTTGATTCGCTACATGATTATTTAGATCAAAGTGTAATACATAGTCAAATACCTCGTGTTCACCATATGGTAAAGCAATTAGTTCTCGACCGTTTATATGCCCTTGTATATACATTCCTTTACCTTTTTTATCTAATGGCGAATATGTTACTTCATCTGTTTCAGTATCTAATATAAGAATATTATCTTCGTTATAAGGTAGCCAATATATATAATTTCTGTATGTTATACCCTTTTGCCATTTTTCCGGAAAATCATTGACTTTAATTTGTATTTTTGACATAGCATTGTTTACAGGATTAAACTTTAATATATAATCAGTTACATTCGATAATCCAAAAGGTGCAATGTAGATTACTCCATTGTTACCTAGTGTAGGATACGAAAATGTTTGCGCTCCAATATTACATGTAGTCATTAATTTTTTCTCCGAATGCACTTAACAAATCGTGCCTTAACTTTTTCCTAGCTTCTACTAAAGAAACCATTTGTAAATTGTCCCAATCTACTAATTCGTAGCCTTCGCCTGTATCTATTATGTTACTTAGCACCCAATCCATATGTGCATATGGTTGTGTTTTTTCTATATTATCTTTGCAGAAATTTACAATTTCTTTAATAAATTTATCAGTATGCTCATAAGTGTTAACAGGATTTCCACTTATTTCATTGACTGTCATATACATTCTATTTGCAGTAAATCCATAGTCTACAACATAACCGGGTATAAGTCTATCTAGTAGTGCAACTAAATTTTGTATCCATTCGCTATCACAAAAAAGCCAGACTTTCTTGTATGTGCCGTTGCCCTTATACACTTTCCTTTTTTTCCTATTATTTTCCTTAACTAATTCCATAATATTTTGCAACCTCTGGCAAGAAAAATTTAATATGTGTTGACCTGTTTTTGTCTAAGACAGTTATATGTTCAATAAACTGTCGTAAATGATTTTCGTCGCTTTTAAATGTTAAGAAATTTCTGAAATGATTTATCTTTCCCTTCATAGAATACGGAGCACTATTAATATTCATATACTTAGGATTTACAAGTATGTTTTCATAAACTTCAAAATTATTCTTATCAGCATATTCTAGTAAATCATCATAATATAATATATTCTGTATTTGTATTGTTGGTCCTAAACTAGTATAACCTAAATCCTTAAACTTAGGTATATTATCAATAATATCTTCCCAACGACTACCCCATCTGATATAATCGTTTACTTTTCCTATACCGTCAATACTTAAACAAAATGAAACATTGTCAAATCTTTCTAATGCTTGCATGGCCTTAGGATTTGCAACTGTACCGTTAGTAGAAAATCTTATGGCTACTTTTCTATCTAGCCTTTCAAGAAATTTTACAAGATTCTTTTCCAGCATCGGTTCACCGCCTGTAATATAAACCTCTTGTAATTCTTCTAAGTCGTCAACAAAGTCTAACACATTGTCGTCATACCAATTTGAAATTTTAGAACCACATGTAAATGGACTTTGCATTTGCTTACTAATAATTTCCTGATGTTCATAATATAAGGAACTACTGCTATGCGGTCCGCACATATTACATTTTAGATTACAACTGTTGCCGAATCTTAAATCTAAATGGGTAATACCAGGACCTATTTTTGCTTTTGTGCGTTTACTTTCTTTTCCAGAATATTCTTCGTACATACATTTACGGCAAGCATCCGGAAAAATTCCTTTTGATAAATTTTCTTTAGCTTTTTGTACTGTAGGACTGTTTAACCAATCTTTTGGTTTAGTATTGGTAATATTTTCAGTATTACTTTCCTCGTCACTTATGCAACACAGTCTATACTCTCCTGTAGTTCGAATACAAACATGACTTTCTAAGAAAGGACATTTCATTGCCCACATGTCCTTTCACATATTGCATATCTATTTTTGTTTTTCCAACTATCTACTAGATAGGTAAACCATTCGTGATTAAGTATTGTGTTTAAATCAAAATGGTTTGTGTTATTCCAATTTTCTTCGCCAAAGTTTACAATTTTTTGTACATCTTGAGCATAAACACCTTGTGGATGTCGACTATATCTATCACTTAGGAAGTAACAACAGGGAAATACTTCTCCCATATGACTTATTTGTATTTTATTTTTTGTTTTCCATTTACACACAATTTCTGCATTTTCAAATCCAGCATCTAAACTTCCGTGTTTTTCTTGTAATTTTATAAGGCGATCTCTGTTGTCGAGAAAATCTTTTTTGTAAGCAATAGCACGAGACTCTTCTTTTTTATTTGCCTTAAACTTTTCAATTGCATCACCTACTAAACTATTAATTGCACTAAATGTATGGCCCCCATTGATATCAAATTTTTGAAAACCCATTTCCTTAGCCAAAGATTCACAGCGTTCAATTTGATGGCAATTATGGTCAAAAACTAACATCCTCCATCTAGCTCTACCACCTGCTGAAATAAAGGTTTGAGCATTTTGCATAATTTTATCCCAAATTACACCTCTCCTATACAAGTGATTGGTATCTGATAATCCGTCTATACTGAATGTAACATGAGTTGGGAAAGGAAAGTCTTTTAAAGTAAATGCTAAATTTTTCCATAACTTATTAGTTCCTAGCCCTCCGTTTGTGTGTATGCTTATAACTGGTAAATTTTTTGTAGTATCTTTAATATATTCAAGTGCAGATATAAGATTAGGATTGAAAATAGGATCGCCATAACTTCCATTAAATATAATTTCTTTAATATTTTTCAAAACATCTGCCGTGAAGATTTTTTTCCAGTTTTCTAAAGTCATATGCTCTAAAGGCATAATAGGATTTACAGAAACACCGTCTATATTTCTACTACAATTACCGCACATACTATTACAATGGCTAGTAAAGTCTATTATAACCGTTTCTAATTCTTCGAGTGTAAGATACTGCATAAGTATACTTATTACTACCTATAGCTATGACACAAGAATTAGAAAAAATTAAATTACGAGATTACATCAAAACACTTAACATTGGCCCTGTTGAACTAGACGGTCAGGCAATGTGCGCGAACAAATGGACACATACTTATGTGTATTTAGGTGCAAACATTGTAAAGAACTGTTTTAATGTTCCTAATAGGATTGTTACCGAAGAGGAAATGGAAAAGTATGGCAAGGATGTATTTTTTAATCATCCTTATGAAATTGCAAGAAGACAAGAAAAGTTAGATAACATTAAACATATAGACTGTGCTAATTGTTGGGAATGTGAGTCTAGAGGTATGATTAGTAGTAGATTACCTAATAACTTTTATGAATTTCATAGACAACGATTAGGTGTTGAAAAGGGAACAGATCCTTTACCTACAAACCTAGAAGTTTATTTTACAAATACTTGTGACTTGAAGTGTGTATACTGTAGTCCGCAATATAGTTCACAATGGGAAGCAGAGTTAACCAAATATGGTGATCCATTTGTACTACGTAAAGAGAAAAATAATCAAAAGTTTAAAGATTTATTTTACCAATGGTTAGAAGAAGATGCTGTTACAAGTATTTTGAAGTATTTTGTTTTAGGAGGTGAGCCACTTATACAAAATGAATTTTATGAATTTACTGATAGATTATATAAGTTATTAAAGGAAAACGCAACTAAACATAATATTAAACCTGTATTAATTGTTGTTACAAACGGCAACACACCAGAAAAATATTTAAACAAATGGTTTGAACAAATTGAAAAATTACAAGACTTGATTTCAATACAACTTGATATTAGTATGGAATCTACAGGCGATAGGGCAGAATTTATTCGTAGCAATTTAGAATGGAGTAGATTCGAATCTAATGTAAAGCGTATTTTAGAATTTAGTAAACACAAAGATGTCCAAATAAGATTTAGTTGTACACATACTGCTTTGAATTTGCCTACATTTAACAATTTCCTTATGTGGACACAATATTTAGGAGATTACGAATTTGACTTCACACGTAGTAGTGTAGTTAATCCGCCGGAGCTGGCACCTTGGATGTTAACAGAAGAATTTTCTAAAGATATAGATATGTCTATAGAGTGGTTTAAGAAACACAGGCCAGATTTAGAAGACTACCAAAATTTCTTACACACTATTAAGAATAGTTTTGGTAAACATACAGATGAACAATTAGCTAATGTTCCAAATTTTATTGAAAAGATTGTAGAAAGAAGAGGAAAAGATTTTGTTAGTACTTTTCCTGAATTACAAACATGGTATAACAAATGTTTACAGTTGAGAGAGTTTTATGACGCCAGTTGAATTAGAAAAGTTTTTTGAAGAGCATTCAAAAGAATATAAATTTTCTTATCCTGATATATTCGATCCTACTTGGGTTGTAAAGGAAAGCGAATGGCCTTTCTTTAGGCTTAGTGCTTTAGATAAGCAACCGTATAGCGAAATGTATAAAGAGGCATATAAGTTATATGATAGGTTTTATGAACATAGGGAGGCATACGGAAAAGGATGGCGCAGTCTTACACTTAACGGATTAGATGAAGACACACAAACATTGGACAGTTATGGAGACAGGAAACAAACTATAGAAAAATTAGACTGGACTTGGGTAGCAGATGCTTGCCCGATTACAAAAAAATTCTTAACAGATGTTTGGCCCTCTGAATATTTGAATAGAGTAAGATTTATGTTGTTAGAGCCCGGAGGTTATATATTACCACACCAGGATAGACCGGACACACAAAAAAGACTTAGTGTTTGTAATATTAGTTTAAATAATCCTATAGGATGTGAATTTGTTATGAAAGACCAAGGCACTGTGCCTTTCGATCCAAACGGAAGTGCAATGTTAATGGATATTAGTAATGTACATGCAGTGTGGAACAGAAGTAACGAACCAAGAATACACATGATTATACATTTTGAAATAGGTAGAAGAATAAGAGATTTTTTCTATGTGTTAAGAGAAAGTTATCATTTAAATAGGAATAATAATGTCTGAAGATTGGAATAGTATTACAGTTGATAGATATTGGGATAGACAGGGTAACACTTCTAATGATATAGGTATAGGTATCCTAGATATAAGTAGAGATATCTCAAGTAGCGTTATACAGAAGCGTTGTTTTGATATGACATACTTTTATATCAATAGAATGGTAAAGATGGGAATCTGTAAATACTTAGGATTTGAAAATACAGTAGAAAAAATATTAGAATCAGCAGACAACGCCGGCAAAAAATATTGTTTGATAGCATGTCAGGGAAATTTACTTTTCCGAGGACCAACTATAATAAATCTTACTTTGAAGTATATAGAAGAAAATCCAGATTTTTTTGTTATTGGTCATATAATAGACAAACAAAAACAAAAATCAACTACAGATATATACCCTGGGTTACATAGGCAATATCTTTTTGTAAATGTACGAAAATGGCGAGCGTTGGGTAGCCCTCAGTTTGATGAAATTGGTTACTTTAAGGACAGGAAACCAGTGCTTGCGAATTATCAATGTAGTCAAGATACATGCTATGCTAATTATACACCTGCGTATATCAAAGGTTTACCCGGGGAGCAAGAATACACAGAAACAAGTGATGGAAGTAATTGGATAGATATCGCATGTAGAAATGATATACGCATAGATAATTTAACAGACAAAATGCGAGATTGTAAAGTTTTTCTTTATCCTTATAGTGATACTGAAATTTTAGAAAAGGTTTGGTACAATAAACAATCTCCTTTAGTTGACAAAATTACCAATCAAAGTCAAAAAGCATGGATTAGAAAATTAGGTTATCAAGAAGAAATAGAAAAAGATAGGGTATATGCATTTAACACAGAGATATTAAGTGGAGAAGGAATACGTTCTCAAACTATAGATCATTTTTTCTCTGTAGCGGCAGGATTTAAGCCTTTGGCTATCTTAAATGCAAACGGATTCCACGAAAAAACAACAGTGACTTATTTTGATTGGTGCGAAGCAAGTTTAAATTACAAAAAACATTTATTAGAAACTTGGGACGGTGTAGACTTACACAAATGGCTTCTGGAGCATGATTTACTTTATAACTTTTCTAGCACTTATAGAGGCACATACGAAGAATTTTGGATACAAGAAGCAAATGAACATGGCGGTCCTGAATCATTTAAGAATTTATGGGATAGGTATAGAAAATTAGAACATAACTTTTGTGTAATTGATATTGTTAATAATCCAGAACTATTATTTGATAAAGTAAATAAGTGTATAGGAAATAAAGTTATGTGGACAACTAATATTTGGTCAAGCGAAATGTTGCACTGGAATGTTGAACCAGAGGTACTAGAACAGAAATGGATTAATTTTGAAAAACTTGTACCAAATGATCTAGTTCTTTACGGACATGACTACATGGGTGTAGATATAAATCAGAGAGTGAGGAATAATGCAAGGACAACACATCCCCGGTTTCAAACCGTATATTCAAGTTTATCCTAGAATTGATACAGATTGGAAAGTTAAAGAACTTTTTGATGTAGATGTAGAAAAAATTTTAGACTGGTATGAGGATTTAGAAACTAATTGGCGAGATTGGAAATTTATCCACGGACAGCATGCCGAGAAAATGTGGAAAATGGAAATATGCGATCCAACGGGAAAAACAGGACACATTCTGCCTGACGATAGTGCTTGGTATATTCTTTGCCAGAATAGCGATAAACCAGGACCGTTCCCACCAGAACAAAGTGTTGCAAGACAAGAATATACAGATGACGACAATGATGAACTTAATCCTCGGAAAAATTTTTACGGTTATGGACTTGATATAGTAGAAAGTTTACCATTTAAGAGTAAGAAATGGATGGTAACAATTCATACCCCAGGAACCAAATTAATTACACATCAGGATTGTCCTGATAAATTTCGTGTTCATATTCCAATTGAAACTAATGACGATAGTTTTTGGATAATAGACGGCGAAGAGTTTCATATGAAACCAGGTAAGGTATATCTTGTGAACACATCACTTCCTCATAGTGTAGAGAATAAAGGTGATACAAACAGAATACATCTTTATGGAAAAGTATGGGCAAGAGACATATGTGAAAGTTACAACATAGATATTCCTGAGGAATTAGAATGGATTTAGTTAAAGAGTTTGACTTTTCGTCTTTGTTACCTAAAGATAAAGCACTATCTGCATGTGCAACTATAGATGAGTGGGTTGAAAGAGGCGATTATTGGGATGAAAATATTCAATATCAGACAAAAGGAAATATATTGTTTGATCCTAATCCGGTATTTACAGTTCTAAGATATTCATTTATAGCTGCATGTAATTTATGGTTAGAGGATGATTTTGAACTCGGATTAATTCAATCCTGGGCTGTCAAAACAAATAAAGAAAAATACAACAACATTGATGCAGAAAAATTATGGCATCATCATAACTATCCTAATTTAGGAGCACCTAATCCCTCCATACCCAATAAACCTCAAGATGTAAATGGTTGCAGAATAATGAGAGGAAATATAAAGTCTCACAATAATGAAATTAGAGAAATAAGCAATGAACGTCCTGTAATATTAAGTGGTTTATTTTACTTACATGTACCAGAAGATAATGATAATATTGATTTATGTGGCACTGAATTTGCACCTAATGGATTAGATAGTAAAGAAAGATTTAACATTAAGCCCGAATACGGAAAATGGTTTATATATCCAGGATATTATTGGCACAGGACAATGCCTCAACAATCTATGAACTGGAGATACGTTATTGCTGCAGATGCAGAGATTGACCCTGAAATTAACTTGAGATTAAGAATGGAAAAAAATGATTAAAGACATTAGATTTTTGCCTGTAAGTGTTGACATCGAAAAATTAAGAATTTGGTATAAAGAGCTAAAGACAAACTATGATCATTTAAAGTGGTCGGCAAACGATAATATTAATGTAGATGAAGGTGTTGGCGGACATAATCTTAATGGTATGTATGGCTGGGCACTTCAGAGTAATTTGGAAGATTTAAATAAACCATGTCCTCCTTACAATATTACTAAAGAAAACAAATTAGAATATAGAGACACAGAAGCTATGTTTGGTTATGTAAAGAAGATTAAAGAATTTTTTCCTTACGCAAAACAGTTCAGTGTTGCTGTTCACCCGCCGGGAGTAAAGGTAAATACTCATACAGATTCGGATGATTTGTTAAAGGTACACGTACCTATATACACAAATCAGAAAGCATATTTTTTGTTTCCTCCGACTGTAAAGTACATATTACCTGATAACGGTAGGATGACCCTAGTTAACACTACTGCTTTACATGGTACATTAAACGAAGGTGATAGTGAAAGAGTTCATTTATTTTTCAAAATTCCTGCAGAAATGGAAAAAGAAGTTATGAATTTATCAAAGGAAACAATATGAGATTTTATAAAGGAAAAGATTTAGAAAAATTAGACTATGATACTATCTATAATGGAGATGATTGGGATATTATAGAGTTGAATGTTTCTTGGGATCCTATTAAAGCGTCTGAATGGTACAAGCAAGTTTGGGAAAAATTTGGTCATCTAGATTTTAACTTTAACAGAGATCAACATTTAATTGATGTACCCGATAGTCAAATGGCATACACTGAAAACTTCTGCGGTACAGGCATGCAGATTCCTATTCACGGATTTACACTAGGATGGCCTATTGACAGAGATGATTACCCGTTACCGCCTCATAATCAAGCAAACAAGGAGTTATTTCCTGAAACTTTAGCTCCTGATTTTATTGAAACATCATTATGGCTAGACAAGTATAAATTTGGATACATGAAAGATATTACTAGTATTTTTGAAAATTACAGATTATATCTTCCTACTTTAACTATACATGAACCGGGAGGCATAATTAATCCTCACGTTGATAGTAGGGTTAAGAAAATGCATATGATAATCGAAACAAATGAAGAAAACTATTTTACATTTGGTGAAGATCATGCTAGACAATATTTAATGGAGCCTGCAAAGGCATATATTATTAACACCCATATACCTCATGGAACTATTAATAAAGGTAAGACTGCAAGAGCACACATTTTGTTAAGAATAGAAGAAGAAGAAATGATGGATCTCTTAAAGTTAGAAGCCCATATATAATGCTGTATCAGTGGATTCCTGAAAAGGATAAAGAAACTTTTTATAATCATATGATTAGACCTGACATGCCAGGTTTCGGTCCTGTAATAGATAGATATCAGAATAATGGGTATCATGATATTACTGAATATGAGACATATAAGGACTGTAGATGCGGCTTCTATCTAGGAAATTACGACAATGATGTTGTAATTAATCGTCCTTGTATTGTTACATTAACAAGTGATTTTGATAACCATCTGTTTATCAAAGCTGAACGCACTATCATTTATGGAGCCAACTATAAAGCAAAAAATATAAGTATTTTCACAGACGATGATTCTTTTATGGAAACAGGAACTTGTGTTGGAAAAGTTATGTTTATAGATTTGGCAATAGATAATCTGGATATTAAAGATTCAATTAACATAGCTTTCATTAATACTACTGTTAAATCAAAAAATATTGTTAACACAACTAGTATAGTAGAGGTTATAGATTGAAAATTTGTATAGTAGGCGGCGGAACAGCCGGATGGATTTCACTAAGTTACTTAGCGGCCACTACAAAATACGATCTTACTATTTTACATAGTGATGAAATAGATGCTATAGGAGTGGGGGAAAGCACCACTCCTACTATCAAACATCTTGTAGATGTTATAGGCATAGATGAAAAAACATGGATGAAGGATTCAAAAGCAACCTTTAAATATGGCATAGAATTTAAAGACTTTGCAAAAAAAGGTTCTAGATGGTTTCATTCATTTGATGATCAATTGCCGCATCAAGTATTTCATCAGCCTGTTACACATAACGGCAAACTAGTTTATGACAGACAGCACACCAGTATAGATTATTTTCTGCAAACATATCCTTATGAAAGCAAACTTTTTAATGATACACACGGTCCTTTAGAATACTTATTAGAAAAAGAACTTAGTCCATTTAATGAGGCAGGAACACCAAACAATGGAAATTTTCCGGGATATAGTTATCATCTTAATGCTCAGTTGTTTGGAGATTGCTTAAAGAAGCATACTCCTGTTGATAGATACACGGAAATTAATGCTACAGTAACAGACGTAGTAGTTAAAGACAATCTAGTTCAAAGTATTAAATTAGATAACGGGAATGCCATAGAAGCTGATATATTCATTGATTGTACAGGATTTCGCAGATTATTAATTAGTAAATTTAGTAAATTTCAAAAATACACTGATCTGAAAAACAACGCCGCAATTTTCGGTGTTATTCCTGGTTATCAAATTAATAGACCATCTACAATAGCACATGCACAAGACTATGGATGGATATGGACTACACCTACAGTAGGGCAAGTAGGGACCGGGTATGTATATAGCGATGATTATATTTCAGAACAATATGCATTAGATACACTTAACAAATACTGGGAAGACCGCGGACAAAAATTCCAATTAGCAAAATCAGTAAAGTTTACAGCTGGTAGACAGGAAAAATTAAGTTTTGGAAATGTAATTTCAAATGGACTAGCACAAAGTTTTATTGAACCATTAGAAGCTACAAGTTTAATGGTCACATGTGTTACAGTAAAGAGCCTAGTAACATTGCTTAATAAACCAAGAAAAACTACAATTGAGTCTATTACAAAGGTTCATTCTAAGCACATGGAAAAATTTATAGACCACACAAAGTATTTTGTGTATATGCATTATGCTTTAAGCTCTCGTAATGATACAGATTATTGGAAAGATGTAGGTAACAAGGAAAATGCAGATAAACAAGCCACAGACTATATTGTTAATAGAGTTAATACCAGTCAATGGTTACATAGTGGAGAAACACTTTTAAACCAATTTAATTGGGTAAGTATGCTCATTGGCTACGATAAGTCATACGGCAAATTGTTGCCTAAATTTAATAGTAGTGAGATAGAGAACTATAAATGGTATACAGAAAATCTTATGGCTAACTACAAATTTATTACCAGAAACAATATTCCTGTAAAGGACTTGTTAATTGATATTAATGGTTAGCTCTAGCTCTATAGTATTCTTCTTCGTTTAATTTCCAAATATTTTGTTTAGTATTGAAAAGTTCAACTTCGCTATAAGCCTTAGAAAAAATCTTATTTTTAAGTAAAGTTCTATGTACAGCTAAATCCATTCTGTTACTTTTTCCTCTAGTTTCTTTATTAGTTGCACAGTTCGTGCTTAAATAGAATTCGGGTTTTTCAAACTGTTCTTTGATAAATTGCATTTGCATATGTAGTAAATAGTATGTTTGAAAACTATTAAACAGTGTACTGTCTAAACTGCCCTTCCTAGAATACTTGGGCAATGTAGCACCTCTAAATAAACATCGCCATGCATTAGGATTTATTTGATCTAATTTATGTACTCCTGCCATGGAAAAAATTATTTCTTTTTCTGTATCTATACCTATAAAGAATTGTCCGTAAGGCATCTTCATTTTGTCGTATTTTATGGTTTCTAAACTTACATTATTATGGTAATTTAAATCTTTACATTTATTACAAAATGATATTAATAAATCTAAATCAGATTCATTATATTGCCTAAACAGCAGTTTTCCAAGTTTTACCATTTGCATCTTTTATCCTACTGTGAAAGGTCTTTGATTCCATGTTAAATAAATCTCCTGTTGCAACACCATTTATATAACACATACTGATTTTTGATTCTATTCCTGAAACAGGCATAAACATAACATGAAATCTCTTAGTGTCTATAGTCTCTAGATCAAAAGAAATAGAATTATAACCTACAAAAACCGGCGGCGGAAATTCAGTCATTCCATACCAATTGCCTATTTTTTGTACTCCTTTTGACAAAAATGCATCTATAAATTCTTGTGTAATTTGCGAACTACCAGTAACCATATATTTGACACTGCTCATATCTAACTCTTTGAACACTTTAGATGCAGATAATAATTCAAAATGTTTAGGTATTAAAGAAATATAAGTTGGTTTTATTTGATTAAATAACTCGCAATATGAATATGGTGAAAAATTGGCACAAGTTAAACTAGCACCAGCTAATCTTGCAGGGTACGCTGTAACTGTATAGTGGGCAACGGTATTCCCAGGAAATACATCTAGTACCCTGTCCTCAGAAGTCAAACCGATTTCTTTTATACTTGCTTTTGCACAGTCATTGATATAATCCCAAGAATGTGTGACTAATTTTGGTTGATCAGTACTGCCACTAGTGAATAATGTTAGCATATAATAATTTATTTAGATTTTATGTATTAGTTTGCAGATATGGATTTTAGTAGAAAGCATTCCACGCATTACTATCATAATACACTGGATAACTTACTGCACCTGCTTTACCTGCAGGATCCCAATTCACTCCATCGGCTATAGCAATCATGCCTTCTACCAGTGTTGCTGGAGCCGAAGATTGCGGAGCAAGCCTTGCTATACCGTTTACATCTAATGTAGTGTCTGTACTTGGTGCTTGTGTATTAATACCTAATCTTCCAAAAGAATCAAAAACCATATATTTTAGATCCAATGCAGAGTTTGTTCCAGCATTAGTAACAACTTCAAACATACCCGATGCTTGATCAACTCCTGGAGTTCTGCTTGGATCTACCCGCATACCAAAGAGTCCAGAAACTACATAATCTGCTGTATTAGGGTCATATGCTTGGTAAGATATAGCTCCGAGATATTCTCCTCCGGTAGTAATTACTGGAGAGCTTGCACCGCCCTTAATTCCTTTGAATGTCAATTTAGGTTGTAGAGGCATAGTGCCAGTATCGTGAATGATTTCAATTGGTGATGAACCTGATCCGCCAGTACTATCAAACTGAACTGTGGTAGGTCCTCCTGAAGCTCCTTCAATTCTAATTATATTAACACCAGTATCAACAGGAGAAATAGCATCCTCTACTATTTTAAGCCCGCCGTTAGTAAGTGTTCCGTTCATTGTATCAACAAAAACTGTAGAATCTTCACCTACTACACTACCTATTAGGTCTCCTGTAATCGTACCTGTTAAGATTGTGTCAACATCTAATGTAGTAGCAGTAATTGTATTAGTAATATCTGCAGAAACAGCAGTAATACTTCCTCCACCATTTGGATCGATAATAACGGAACTATCGTCTGCTACAACAATACTATTAATAGATGTTGCTTCAATATGTCCGTCTGCTACTATACCGTTTACGTATAAATTTGCCCAACGCTTTGTGTTATTTCCTAATTCATATGCACTGTCGGTATCAGGAACTAATGAGCTTTGGAATTCTGCACCTACACTAATTGAATCAGTGCCGGAGTCGCCTAAGACAATGTTACCATTTGCAGTTATAGATCCGCTTGCTACAATTGATCCTGTAATATCAATGTCGCCAGTTCCGGTAATGTCATAACTGTTCAGGTCTAAATTACCGCCTAACTGTGGTGTAAGATCATTAACAACATCTATTTCTAGTACATTAGGATCTACTGCATTCCAATCGCCTGATGCGCTATCATAAGCAAGAATACTTCCATCGGATGCAGGTCCTGTACTATCTGTAACAACATTTGCAAGTTCTTCTAGGAACACTTCTCCTAGAGTAGTATCTACAGGTACACCACCTGCTGTAACGCCGTCTCCGACGTATAGTTTTTTCGTATCTGTAACATAAATCAGTTCACCGGACTCTGGTGTAAAGCTGGTTCTGTCAGCATCAAGTCCTCTTCTTAAGCGTAAGGCCATCTAAATGTCTCCTGAACAATTATTATATGTATTTATGTCATTTAGAGAATTACGTATTATCATTATTTTCTTTTTTTCATGAAATACTTGGTTCGTTTTTCAATATCTTCTTTGACTCTAGCAGTATCCAAACGGAAATCTACATTATCTATTTCGTCCTCATATTCTGTAAACAATGATTGTAGATGTCCTTCTATTTCTTTTTCACCAGTATGCGGATGCTTTAACATGCTTTTTTGAACATCTATAACCCATGTTTTTTCATTTTTGAAATGTATGTGGATAGAATGTAGGTAGTTTAGCGGTACTACATTGATATCAATATCTTTAAATATTTCCGGCCAAACTTCTGTGATATTTTGCTTAAACTTCTTACTGCCCTTAGGCACTACTTGTAGCCTTCTTCTTTTTAGTAGGAACAAGTTCTTCAGCCATTTCACGTAATTTTTTTGCTTCTTTAAACATAGCGTCAGCTTGAGATCTATAAGAAGATGCTAATTGTTCGTCGTCTAGCACCTGTTCACTTGTTGCTACAGGTTCGTCGCTAGGTAAAGTTGACATTGGCTGTTCTTGAGTTTCAGTTTTTTCGGTCATAGATGTAGCATTTGCAAGCGACAACTCTTCAATAGTAATGCCTCTCGCATCTGCAATAGCTTGATTTACATCTGAAAGTAGAACTGCTGTTTTATTATTAGGCGTCATTTCAACAACATTTGTTGGTACCTTTGTTAGTTTGCCTGTTGTATGAAAAGCTGCAAGCATGATTCTGCCATCTGGGATACGTGTTCTAGCCATTGCATCAGCTAGTTCTACAGATTCTTGTCCTGATGCAGATTCTACAAGTTTCATTAAACTATCATGCATATCTGCATCTAGGCTCTCTGTGTGTACCACTAAAGCATTGTTCGGATCATTCGGGATGGTTTTGTAAGCAACAATTAATTTACGGTTATTAGTAGTTAATCTACCTACGTGTTTAAAGTCAGGCATTTTACTCTCCTTGAGCTTCTTCTGTTACTGGCTGAGCAGTTTGTTCAGAACCATTTTGCTGTTCTGCTTGTTGTGCTACTGCTGCCAAAAATGTTTCTAATTTTGTATATACGTTTCCAACTACAGTCATTTCATTTGGCTTAAATGCACCGCGGCTGCTTGCAACATCAATAATAGATTTAATTGAACTTAAATCGTTAACTGTTAATTCTACAGGTTGATTTGCTTGCTGTTGTGTTTCACTCATAATAGTATTCTCCTTATAATGTATATATGCGCACTTTATTTAACGATATTTCAAAAGTGGACAAGCCAATATGAAATAACTTAATTCTTTCTTGTTTTCGAACCCTATCTTAAGTGATTGACCTTGTTTGTCTCTTACAGTGCCAATGTAGTATCTACCTTTACTGTTATCTTTGATCCAATTCTGTAAACTTTGTTCAAGGTTATAGGTTTTTGGAATAACAGTATATTCAAAATGTTTAAGAGGATAATCAGTTTTCCGCACCTTAAATAGTTCTAAAGCATTAGGAGACTTAATATTAAACACTATGCAGCCTCGTAATGTGCTGTAATTCCAAAAGGTGCTTGTAGTTTTTTGTCGTAGTTGCTATGTATAACAAATACAGTGTCACAATAATCATCTTCACCCCAAGTGCCCCATGGATACCCATCTGTAAACATTATAAACTTCTTAGGAACAATATCATTTTCTTTCATATAATTCCAGTTACATTGAAATTCTGTTCCGCCGCCGCCCATGATTTCATAGTTTAACAAATCATCTCCGTTGTCAGCACTATAATCTTGTTCATTATATACTTTAGTATCAAAGCACCAAATTTTAATATTGTAATCTTTATACTGTTCCATTATGCCTTTAATTTCACTAACAAAGTCTTTAGCCTGAGTATCACCAATTGATCCACTCATGTCAAGCGCGACACAGATGTCAATAGTCTCTTCAAAATTCATACCCGGCAAGATAGCACCAGTATGCCAAGCCTTGCGTGACGGACGGCTAAATGTATAATCGTTCCGGATAGTTGACTGTATTTGTTGCTGAAGGAGTTCTCTCCAGTTCATTTTAGGTTCTGTCAGTTCTTTAATAAGTCTAGCAACTTCACCTGGAACATTACCTGCACCTGCTGCCTGAGCAGACGAAATCATACTCTCTTTTATTTCATCTCTAATTTTACGTAGTTCATCTTTTGAATAAGACGGACGTTTAGCATTACCATTGTCTGCATTACCATTATCAGAATCACCACCGTCTCCTTCCCAATCAACGTGATCATCTAATAATTCGCCTAATTCTTTTAGAAATTCATCACCGTTTTTCTTTGCCTGATCAAACAGGTCATCATATACTTCTTCTGATGACCAACCTTCATATTTAAAGTCTTGATAGATAGGAATTTGATCTACTTTTTCACCAATCTTATCTCTAATTAGAGTGTTATTTACAATGTAGTCACAGGCAATATTGTAAAGGATTGCATCTCTATCTTCTTTTCGTTCTAAATGATCAAAAACACAATGAAGAATTTCATGTGCAATTACAAATTCAATTTGCTTTTCTGTCAATGCATTAAAGAATTGTGTGTTATAATAAAGGTTACGACCGTCTGTGGCCGCTGTAGGACACCAATCATCGCAGTTTTGTACACCTAACCGTGTCGCCATGTTACCAAAAAAGGGAGCTCGGAATAGTAATCCTACTCTTGCGACAATAATTTTGTCAGCAACTACTTTACGCATTTCTTCTAGTTCAGCCGGAGTAATTTCTTTTGGTACAAAACTTTTAGTATCTAAACTCATAAGTGCCTCTCATTCCTTAGTTATACATACATTATACAAATATTTAATGGAAAAGTCAAGAGAAAAAGGGTGTTTTGGAGAGATCACCCAACTCTTTTTGGCACTATGCTGCTTGTGCAGATTTGATATACTTTCCGAAACGTTCGTGGAATTCATCAAAACATTCTACTTCGTCTGGATCAATGGGCAATGAATACTGTGTAAGAGCAAGTTTAATACCCATTACAACAAGTTCAGTTTCAAAGTTATCCATTGCAAATCTAAGGAAATTATTTACTTTGTTATCAAAGTCTTTGTCACCTTTATTGCAAGATTCTTGCAGTTCATAACAAAGAGAGACAGTCAAGGAATACTTGGCACTGATTTCTTTAGTCTCTAAATCTTTTACCTTTCCAAGCAAGATATCCGTTGGATTTGGCATTTTTGATGCCATTTTACGGTGTGCCATAAACTTTACTGCAAGGCCTTCGCCTACAGAACCACTAACAAGATCTGTTGTAGTTTGTTCATCGTCGTCATCTTCTAGTAGCTCTGATACAAAAGACCACGAACGGGGTGTAGCAAATGAACGTGATGGACTTTTAGGATCAAAATCATAAAGATCTTGTTTTGCAAAAGTCAAATACCCTACAACATCATTATGGATTTTGTTTTCTACTGCCCAGCTAAACCAATCATCAAACGACACAGCAAGTTCTAAGTGTACAAAACGATTTGCTAATGGAGCAGGCATTCTGTAAGTAACACCTTTGTCAGCGTCACGGTTGCCTGCCGCCACAATAAGAACGTTGTCTGGAAGTGTATATTGCCCTACCTTACGATTAAGGATTAATTGATAAGCTGCAGCCTGTACTGCTGGTGCTGCAGAATTCATTTCATCTAAGAACAAAATAATATTTTTATATTTTGATGCCATTTCAGCAGTAGGCAATTCTTGCGGTGGTGCCCACATCATTGCATTATCATTTGCCGCATAATATGGAATACCTTTAATGTCTGTAGGTTCCCAAAGTGATAATCGAATATCAATTACATGAGCTTCAATAGAAGCACCAATTTGATGAATAATATCTGATTTGCCAATGCCTGGAGGTCCCCACAAAAAGATCGGACGTTTTTTCTTAAATGCACGAACGATGCTTTTCTTTGCTCCGTTTGGACTTACTGTACGAATTGCTAAATTTTCCATGTTGTATCCTCTTGTTTGAAGTCAGTGCCAATTTCTAACTATATATATAGTATAGCACCTTAGTAGAAAAAGTCAAGAAGATTTTTGCCGAAAGTTAATTTTTTTCTTGCCGCTTTAATGCTTTCATTATTCCGTATTTTTTAACATCGCCTGAAAAAAGATGTAGTTCTAATGCTTTCTTTTCATTTGTCACTATCAATCCTTTTTTCCATAAGTAATACGGACAATCGATGAAATTGTCTAACCAAATCAAAACATTAGTTGTCATTTCAAAGTCCCTAGGGAAAGGAACTTCATACGTTTGAAGATCTAATGTTTCTGTAACAAACTCATAACCAGCATCAGTTAATCTTAAACCACCTGTGTCTTTTGATCTAGTATTTTGCCACCATACAGGCATATACTCGGTCATAGTAGCTTCTGTGACTGCTTTTCCTGATTGTTTAAGAAAAATTTTAGTATAAGTTTCTTTCCAGTTCATAACTATTCATTTTCTACAATTTCACCATTAGTGAGTTTGTATACTTGGAAATCATTACAATTAAACATGTCGTTGAGTTTTTTTGCTAGATTAATAGCATGTCCCGGATTTGAAAAAGATACTTTTTTGTATTTAGGTCCGGGATAATTTGTTAATGCATTTGCACTCTTTAGATTAAACGGTTTACCTTTGTAGAAGACTGCCCAAATTGCTTCTGCATCGAGAACTTGTTCGCTCTTGTAGGTTTTTTTGTTAATATATTCTAATAATACATTAGGTTTGGGTCTACTCATATACGTAATCCTTTATTATAAAGTACGTATATATTTATCCTTTATTGGTATTATCTACCCACATAATTACCATTTTGATCCTGCATCTACATTTACCTGTATAACTTCATTGTCAGTTGATTTGCTTTCTGCAACAAGTTTTTCAAGATCGCCCTCGAGTCTTGCCATAGTAGCACCTAATGCATAGGCTAGTGCTTTTGCTTCTGCTATATCCAGCATAACTTGTTTCGATTTACTAAAGTCTGCTGACTTAACTTTGTTAATAAACTGTTGAATAGGAAACGTATTTAAAGGTTCATTTTGTGTTGGCAATAGATAACTCCTGTCTCATTTCTAACTCTGTATGAAACGGACCTTTAGATTGGTATCGTTCAATAGTAATAAGTTTAGGACAAAAGCTCTTAACCCAGCCTTTATCAAATTTAATAATATAATAGCCTGCACAATATAGACTTTTTGATTTATCGCTTTTTGTAAATAATGGCAGTTTACGCTTTACATCGTACAATGCATTATATGGTGTAGTACTAGTAGGAAATCCGTGTACTACTTTATCTTGCACAGTTTCTTTAATTTCTAATTTTTCCCAATAGAAATCTTTTCCAAAGTTTTTCTTTAACTGTTTTTCGTTGTCAAAAAATCTAGTACCTAAGTTGTCAGTAAACATAAATCTTGTGTCACTCAAACTTATAGTTCCTAGTTTTACGCCGTTTTCTTCTACAATCCAAAATCTATTATCTAAGATTTCTTTTGCATTAATTGTCATTGTGGATACCTCGCCTGTAATGGTTCTGCATAATGTTGCACTTGATCTGAGACTCTTTGCATATCCCATTTAGCACAAAATTTTAGTAATCTTAAACCAACTTGTGTAATCTGTTTAGGTTGATCTATAGCATCTTGTATAACATCATTGATAATTGATCTAATGTTACCAGGTTGTGCAGTCAAATCGCACAATACTACATTTCTATTGTAATCATCTAACACCCGATGTTCAACACCTTCGTGATCTACCCAACGCTGTAACATCATGTTATTCCAGTTGTAGCCTTTTGTATCCTTATCTGCAAATGCTTCTTGTAAGCCTACTTTGTTCTTTGTGCCTTTTTTGCGTACACCAGGAAATGCAGAGAACACATTATCACTTGTATCTCCACGCATACATTTTTCAAACAATTGATACTGAGGATGAGGAGCAGGTTTAGGTTGTCCTGTTTTCTTGTCGATTACCTCGTTACCTTTATCGTCAAAGTAACCTTCGTGTGTAATAGTTACATTTTGTATACCATTATATTGCTTTACATTAGGAGCAATAAGTTGTGCAAAGTCACCATCTGTACTAATAATAACGTGATTGTCATTAGGGTGTGATTGTACCCAGCCTGCAATTAAATCATCTGCTTCTAGTTGCGGATGACGCATAACAGTACAGTTAGTTTTAGTATCTACAAAATCCTTAAACTCATCAAAGATCTCCCAAAACACAGTATCTTCTTCTTGCTGTGTAGGAGTCATTGCATCACGAGTTTCTTGTCTGTTACGCTTGTATGGCTCGTAGTAGTCTTTACGCCAGCTACGTCCTTCTAAGCAAAAGACAATATGATCTGCATCAAAGTCATTCCATGCTTTCTTAATACTGTTTAATGTAATATGTAACGCCATACCTACTTTAGTATCGATATCGCCACGCACAACATGACGAGCTCTAAAGAATGTGTTAGCAGTGTCTACAAGTATATAAGTTGCCATTCTAGTGCCTTTTCTAATTTATACTTATATAATAGTATCTTTTAGTAAGTTTGTCAATCATTAAGATACTTCTGACTTACCTTTTTCGATAGGAACAACATTAATATGACCCATTCCTCTATCGGAACTTTGTCCTTCATCTTCTAACATTTGAATAACAATAGTTCTAAACCAAGCATCAACAATTTCTTCGTTTGTTTCGCCTGAATACCCTGCATCAAGTAGTTGCTCTATAAACTCATTATTCCAATCAAGTTCAAAGAACCCATTTCTAATATTCTCAGGATTTACTTGGGTATCTAGTACCGCTACCCAAGGTTCGCCTGCAGCTGTAGCGGCTTCTTTTTCTGCTTCAAGTGCATCTCTGCGCATTTGTTCCGCTGTATTTTCAGTTTGATCTTCTTTTGTTTCTTGACCAAACAGTTTGTTAATAAATTTTTTCATTATAATCCACTCTTTCTAATCTTGTCTAAATCGATTTTAGCCTTCATAGCATTTTCGTGTTTTGCATTGATGTATTCATCAAGTTCCCCAGGCATTTCCGAATAGGCTGATGTGGAGTCTTGGTGTGAACCT